TCTCTCGATTGAGCTGTGCAAGAGCTACCACCAGCGTTCCTGTGGACTGTGCGAACTCGTGTAGAGCCATGCTGATTTCCGTGACGGCACTGTATCGGTCTTTTGCTCCGGCTTGATGGATAAGTTGCAAATAGTCGATGAACACCACTTTTGCCTGCATCCTGATGGACTGCGTTCTAATCCATCCAACGCCTTTACCGGCGGCAGAGCGAACGTACAGCGGATATTTCTTGATGGCTGCCAGTCGGTCAAGCTCGTTAATGCTGACGGTCTTGTTTTTGACCGTGTGAAGCGGTACGCCTAGCTGGTTTGCGATGATACGAGCATAGAGGGTATCAGGGTCGGTTTCTAAGCTGAAATACGCCACCTTGCGTCCGTTCTTTGCTATTTCACAGGCAAGCTGCAAGGACAGTGCGGTTTTACCTGCGCTGGGTCTGCCGCCGATCACAACAAAGTTGCCCGGAACAAGATGCAAGTTGTTGTCCAGCACTTTAAGCCCTGTGCTGATATACTCCGGCTTATCATCAAGCTTGCGGATGTAATTGTCTATACCGTCACACATGGGTATGAAGTCGCTTCTCTCGTTGTGCAGGTTGATAGCTTCGCCTAGCTGCTCATAGATGCCTGTCAGGTCTGCGTATCTGGTCGAGCCATCAACGATCTGGAACGCAAGCTCTCTGGCTCTGGACAACGCTGCCTGTTCCTTGACGATTCTAGCCCATCCAAGCATCATGTCATGGGTGACGTTGCGGATGAACTCTGCACCGAAGGCATCCAGGCATTCACCCATTGCTTTCTTGCAGTTATCGTACCGTCCCATGACTTCTACCGGGTTCCACTTGTCGTTGTGTTCCCAATAGCCGCAAATGGCAGCGAATGTATCATGCAGTTCTGGGCAGAAATCGTCGATTTTAAGGTCTTGCAGCACATCGGCGTATTCCGAGAACGTGAGAACTGCCCCCAGCAGGATGTATTGGGTCTGATTTTCAATATTCACCGCAGAAAGTCTCCCTCGTCAGGCAATTCAGTCATTGTTTGCTGATAGCCACCGTTCCAGTCCTTCACGTTACGCATCCAGTTCCGTGCAGCAGCTTTCCAGTCTTTCATAGGCGACTTGCCGACTTTCCAGCCATTCGCCGTGAAATAGTCAACGAACCGCTCTGCTTCTGATTCTATGTAACCCTTGTCCGCAAAGTATTCTTTTGCTTGCTCGATAGTCGGTGCCTTGAAGCGTTTGACTTCGTTGGTATTTTTCTTTTCACATTTTTCTTTTTTATCAGATTCAGATACAGAATCAGATACAGATAAGCTACCATTCGTATCAGTTGGTATGTTTGGTATATCATTTATACCATTCGTATCCTGCGATACCATTGGTATGCTTTCGTATTTTTTATCGTTCCAACGCTTGTTTATATTTTTCTTGTTTGCTTCTCTTCTACGCTTATCACGTTCTTCCATCTTCTGCACGTTCATATTATCGAACGCTTTTACGACTTTCCAGAGCATCCGCATAGCACGGTCGTTGTCGTATGCTGGCTCAAGTCCAGTCTCAACATACTGCGCGTAGTTGCGGATAAATGCTCTAAATTCCTCGTCCGTCAATTCGTCCATCGCATGAACGTGTTCCAACAGAAGAATCATTGATATTCTAGGCTTGTGTTTCTGCTCCATACTCAATCCTCTCTGTAACGGCTGTTCCACCGGCTGATGATTTCTTGTCGTCCGTCTTTTTCGTCATACGGTGACAAAACGCCATCTTCACCAAAGCTATAGTAAGCGCTATTGCTCGTTGATGCATTATGACACTTTTCACACATAATCATCCATGTTGTGTGGTATCTTCTCTTTGAATCCACTTGATGCAATCCATCGTGATACAGCGTCGGAATAGACCCGCAGAACGGACATCTTTTGAGCTCTTCCATCTTTAATCCTCCTCAAAATAGACACTCAGCGTCAGATTCACGCAGCCAACCTTCGCCCGGAATATTGACTATCTCATAATACTGCCGTGCAACGTAGATTGTTTTCTGCCCATCCTCAGCGATCAGACCGACAATCAGATAGTTGTCAGCAGCCGTAAAGAACCAAGGGTTGCCCTTGTAAGTCTCGCCCTTCATCCAGCCCATTAAGGTGTTTACGGCTTTTTCAATGTCCTTGTCGGGACAGTCTGGGTTGTCGTATGCAAAGAAATCCTCAGGAAATTTAAGCTTTTTCACTTTCTAAATCCATCTCTCGTTCTCGTGATTCGCTTATGTGCTTTGACAGGCCTTGTGCCTTTGCCGTACGCTGGGCGGATATGCTTCGCCTTAATGTATCCACAAGGCGGCTTCGGCCCGAAGTCGAAAAGGCTCAAGTCCATAATGATGATGCCAAACTTCTTGTTCGTCATGCTTACTGCTCCTTACGCATACCATTTCAGTGCTTCGTTAAAGATTTCCACGCCTTCTGTAAATCCAAGCCTATCTAAGGTTTCGCACATAATGCCATCCATCACGCCATGCACACGCTCCTCATCGTCTCCGTATGCTCTGTACGCTTCTCGCATGGCAGCCGTAAACGCGTCAATCATATCTTGCGTAATAACGATATTGTTTTCCATAAGCCCTCCTATACCATCGGAAACGCCATCCAATGCGTTACCGTCACGTCTTTTGGCAGTCTCTCGCCTATCTCATCCCAGAACTGACCGTCTGCGTAACAGCCAAGAAAGTACGCTGTCGGCGAAATTCCTTGCAACATTTTTCCATCTTTATCACGCCACGTTGTCTTAGTCGCAAGTAACAAAGGCTGCGTCCGCTCTCGTGGCTGTTCGCTTGCTGGATGCCAAAGTGTGTTAGCCATTGTCTTTCCTTTCTTCAAAATTTGCGCAATATTCAGGTGGAATGTCAAACGGCTTTTTGAACGGCACTTTGCAAACGTATCTGTAATATTCTCTATCTCTTGCGGAACGCTTATAATATAGGTTCTTGCACCGGTCGCAAATAGACGGTTGCTTTTCTAGCGCATTGTGAAAAATCAAGAGAATCACAATAACAGCGCAAGCTATGATTTGAACTGCTTTTAATGCAATATCAAGCATTGCCCTTTCTCCCTTCAATCTCCGTCCCATACACCGTCAGGCCGCATCTTTGCAAACGCCAGCAAACCATACAAAGCGCGTTTGGCGTTGCCCTCTGTGGCGTGCCAGTAGTCGCTATCGTCTACATCGTCACCTAGTGCGGAGATGGCTTTTTCAAGCATCGGAATGCTTTCTGCGCCTGTTTTGCCATAGATGGAGCGGATGCCGTTTTCTCCAAACACATCTTTACGGTAGTAAAAGTCCGCATAGTTCCATGTGACGTTAAGCCACAGTTCCCTTGTTCCGCCGATGGCTCTCATACCGCCTGAGATAAAATGTGCGCTATCCGCTTTAAGCGTTTCGTGCGTTACAGGGTCGCACAGCGAAATATCATAGCTCATCTTTCTTCTCCCATTCTTTGCATCCACGTTCGTCCCACACGAAGTCTGCAACGTGTTCTGACTGATCGTTCACGCACACGCCCTCCGGCTCTGCGTACCATTTGCAAGAACCACAGAACGGCTCGGATTTGTTCTTGCAGGATTTTGCCGTGCATCGGATAGCCTTGCCAGCAGAGAACTGTTTGATGCCCATGCAAGAGCAATGTTCGGTGGTGCAGTAAACATCCATTATTTCTCCCCTCTCTTTCTCCTTCTGTTGGCATTGAACCGCCCGATCACTCGCTTATACTCCTCATAGCACTCCGGGCACAGGTCGCCTGTGTCCCTGCGCCATCCCCAGTCTTTGAAGTATTCGTCAGGGTTCATCATTCTACCGCACAGAACCGCTCCGCAGCGGTCGCATACTCGCTTGTGGTAGATTCCTCTGTCAGTTTGCATTAGTCTCTCCTTAGTATCAATCGACTTTTGTTACAACTGTATCTGCTCCATTGACAGTGACCCATCCGTGCTTCAGTCTGGCTTCAGCTTCTTTCATCTGAATCAGTTCTGGCGTAATGGATTCAGACACAATACGGTTCGATTCAGCTTCTGCTTGAGCTTCGATCACTTTCACATCGGCTTCCGTCTGAGCCTTCACCTTGTCCGTCTCAGCCTGTGCAAGAGCGGTCTGCTTGTTCAGTTCAGCAATCTCTGCGTCTTGTTTTGCTTGTTCTTTCGCTCTAATTTTTTCGGTGAGGGTGTCGTCCAGCTCTACGTCAATCACGAGGGCGCTTGAAACGTTGATTCCATATTCATTGGTAAGTTTTTCATTCAAATAGCTTGTGATTGCATTGTTTACTTCCGTTTTCTTTTCGGAGTAAATGTCCATTACAGAAAACTGTGGCGTAACTTCCTTGACGTAGGCGATAATGCTGTTCTGAATACGGCTTTCGACAAGCGTTTCGCCATCCATTCCATTAAAACGGCTGTAAAGTTCAACAACACGGTCTGGAATGAAGTTATAATTTACGGTAAGGTTTACTCCAACCATTCCACCGCTTGCGGGGGCATCAATGTGCCAATCTGCGTGTTTTTTTGCGTTATAATCTGCTGGGTCGTCTGAAAAAATGAGCTGCTGTTGGCTGATAGGGAACTTGCTAACGTGCTTCATGGGAGAAAGAAAGTGCCAGCCCTGCGACAAGGTGTTCTGCTCAACGCCTCGTGCAGAATAAACAACGCCTACATACCCAACAGGCACTCTTTCCAAACACAGCAAAAGAACCACTGCAACAAAAAATGCTGCTACCACAGAAGAAATAATAGTTGCTACCTTTTTCATGTTTTACTCCTTATCGTTAAAATTGTTGATAATCAAAAAAGCTACCGCCCATGATAACAAGAAGAACGCAACAAGCTCTTTCATTTTTCCGTCACCTCTCTGTACTCCACGTCAATCCCTTTCGGCAAAGCCGTCTGGTACTTCTGGGCGAGCTCTTCTGCGCTCTGGGCATCGCCCAACGGCTGTTCAGGCGGCGCAACGGTGACTTCCACGTTGTCACGCATACCGAAGTAGTTCTTGGCTCGGAAAATCCACTCTGCCGGGTTCTCCTGACCGTACATACCGTTGTACGCCCACATGGACTGCATTTGCAGAATAAGTTTCAGAATGTACTTCTGCTGCAAGCTGTCGTCACGGCGCTTGCCTGTCATAATCTGTCTCAGGCTAGGCCATTCGATGCCAAGCACCAGCGCAATCCATTCCACCACAGGAGAGATTCTGGCTTCAATGCAAGCGTCAAAGAAGAAGTCAAGGCGTTGCTGCACTTCAATGGGATTGTTCATGTCCACGCTCGGAAGATCTCCAAAATACTTTGCCGCAATCATGCCTACAACTTTCTTGTCCTCTTCATCGCCGATTCTTGACTGCAAATCCCCTGTGTTCATCATTTTCAGCTTCTCGATAGCCAACTCTTGTTGTTCTCTCACCTTTTTACTCACCTGTGAGCGGATAGATTTCCGCTTGTTAAGCATCTGTTGTTTCTTCTTCTCACGTTCTTTCTCACGCTTCGTAGCAGCTTGCTCTTTTGCCTTTTGCGCTCGCTTCTCACGCTTTTTCTTTTCGGCTTCGGTCAGCGGCGGTCTGCCACGACCACGCTTCGGGGGTGTTGCCAAGAGTTATCACCTCTTCATTTTCGTTTCGATTTTATCCAGCTTGGTTGCAATCCACCAGACGGAACAGCAACCGTCCAACTGCCGCCACCAAGCGCACTTTTCTTTCTCACAGATGCACCGACCAAGCGGATTGCTGGTCATCTTCATCGGACAGTAAAGTTCGTTGTCCATGATTTTTCTTAACCCTCCAACTGGAGATGAGCGTTTACCATCTTGACTGGAAAAAGCTCATCTATCTGCAAAAACTCTCCGCTTTTTAAGCTGACACCGCCAGACAATTTACTTACCGAAAGGTTCACGTTAGCTTTCACGAGAATTTCGCCGTTAATCTCAAACACATCTCCATACTCCAGACACCCAAAATTTATTTCTTTTCTCTCAATGTCGCAAATTTCCATCATTTCCACCCCATCACAACAGCCGTACAAACGACCAGACACACGTTGATGAACAGCCAGACGAGCATTGCCTGACGCTTCTCAAACAGGTTGCTTGCCATGTCTTTGATTGTTCGTTCGGCCTGAACCACTACCGCCAGCAGGACTAAGCAGACCAGCCAGCGGGTTGCAAATTCAAACATCATCGTTACCACCTGTTCATAATTTCAAATTCTCTCATGTGAAGTTTCTCACCGCAAAACGGGCAAAGCCGTTCTTCTTGAAATTCCTTCTTTTTCATATACGCTTCATGCTTCACGGATGTCATGCATCTATCGTAAGAATAGGTCAAAATAAAATGAACCGATTTTTCCCTGTGTTTTCTTTCAAAACGTCACAGCAGTACCGAACAAGTCGTGTGGGCGGCATCAGCTTTTTCGGAATCAGCGTCCACATGGACACAGGCTTGTCTTTGTACCGTGGCATGGCAATGGAGCATTTGATTCCACGTTCTTCCATCGCTTTGAACTGCTCACGGATGAAATAGACCGTCTCCGGCGCATCTGCTGTGGTGTGGCTGTTGACCACCTCAAAGTTGATTCAGGCACGATCAGCCAGTGCCACAAGCACCTGTGAATCCTTGCCGCCAGAGTATGTGACCATGAGCGGTTTCTTGTACCGATGTTCTGACAGCCTTGCCGCGTCCTGCAACCGTGCGATTGCAAGCTGTTCCTTGTCCATTGTTACTTCCACCTAACGTCCTCCCTCCACCTAACGTCCTCTATAATGTTTGAATTTTCAGGTGTGCAAAACTCGCACAGAGTACATATAGTTTTCCTTCCACAAATCGGACAAATAGGAGTTTTCTTATTATCTGCCATCGCAGTTGCAACTCGTGCATCACTCACAGAAATGTCAGTATTGCAGAAGTAACAAGTGAATGTTGCTCTTTTAATACGGCAAAACTTTGAATTTATTGAAGTGATTTCCAAAATAGCTTCTTCCGAAAATATTGCCATCAGCTCCACCTTTCTCTCAACTTTTTCTCGACCTGTTCTGACTTTGCGGTGATGTAATCCGCAAACTCGTCAGGCGTCATGTCCTCGTTCTTGAACTGCCCGACCATCTCCCAGTACCTGTCACCAATGCGGATGATTTTCTGCACCTGTTCATCGGTTAGGTCTGCATCACACCGAAGGTTCTGAACCAGTGCGCCCCATGTTGTGGCGATGCCATCCAGAGCCATGCGAAAACCGTACAACTGGTTCTGCCGTGCGATTTTGCGGAGGTTGGTCTGCTTGACCTGTTTGCCGCACAGAGGGCAGTTCCCGAATTTATTCATCTGGCTGCTCCTTGTTTTTAATGGTGACTTTCAAGATCACAGTCTTCCCGTCTTTGGTATCCCAAGCATAACCATAAAAGCCTTGTTTTTCTTCTTCTGCTTTGGAAACAAACCAGTCTCGAACTGCTTCTACTGATTCATCCGTAACACAAGTTTTATCTTTCCACTCTTTTCCATTTGCTTTTACGGTTCCTGCGTAAATGCCAAACATCCCACACCCAACATGATATTCAGCCATTTTTATTCTCCTTTGCTTCAAGGCGAGAGAGCCAGCGTTTGTATTTAGCATCCTCAATTTCAAGCTCTGCGTCCCAAAATTCGCATTCGGAATCGAGGCTATTTCCAAACCAAGCATCGCATAAAGCAGTGACTGCGTTACTTATGTCCGCAAATTCTTCCATCAGATTTGCTTCGCACTCCGCAACGCTCTTCGGTGTCGGGTTCGTGCCGTCCAGCGCACGGCGCAGCTTCAACGCAGCCTTTGCCAGTTCGGATGCTTTTTCTGCCAACTGCGCCAAGATTTCCGTCTTAGGCAGAATGTCTGAAACTTTCTTGCTCACTTCTGTTCTCCTTTCAGTCGATGTATCGCCACGCAACGATTGATTCGTTATGCAAGACATAATCGTTGTCGCACAAGAACCAGCGTTTATCGCCGTACCTTCTATAAGCAATGTCTTGCTCTCCACTATCAAACTTGATTTCAACTGCTATCCCGCTTTGCGGTTGAGTAGTCATGTTGTTCCATTCGTTCTTGTTTCCGTTGTCTAGTTTTTCTTTGTTTGGCTCTAACCAGTCATTCAGTTCTTTCATGCAGGACGGGCAAAGCTGAATCGGTTCTTCGCCCAGTCCAAAACGGTTGCGTTCCACCGTGCAATCTAAGAACAGAATCGAATTTGCAGTACCGTAGCAATCGTTTATGTCAGGTACTTTCCGATTAAAAATCTCACCGCACCTGTCGCACTTAAAGACAACACTCACTCTTTTATTCCCTCCATTCTTGAACCACAGTTAGGGCAATAATCAAAATCCGATACACGTTCATACGGCGAGAGTTTATATTCTGCTCTACACTTGTCACACTCGATTGAGTTGCTTTCATGGTCGTAAATCCATTTTGCTTGTCGTTCCTGTTCTCCTTTCAGCCAGTCGTTGAGTGCAGCCATGCAAGAGGGGCAAAGAAACGGTTCATCATAGCAGTCGCAACTCCAGTAGTCCCATGCGTCATGCACGTTCTTGTCAACCAGAATCACGGCATTGGGCTTATGTCTCCCCATCTCATCGGGCGGTTCAGGATTAAACACTTTTCCGCAGCGGTCACATTTCATGCTCATGTTCTTTCTCCAATCTCTTTAGTAGCCCATCCACGTCATATCGCCAATGGACACGCAGCCTTTTTGCTTTGACCTCTATCCCCTCTTGCTCTGCCCACTGCCAAGGGATGCTCTTGCGGCTCTCGTTGTATCGGAACGCCAGAACCTTGCTGGCTGGAATTGCAAAGGTGCGGTTGACCGCCCGGTAATTGACTATCACATGGGCGGTCTGACCGCTGTACCCCATTGCATTCACCATGTCTGTGATGTGCTTTTCCTTGCGGTATTTGCACTTTGCCTTGTCGTACTTGCCGAACACCTTTTCCAGAGGGATAGAGGGCGTTTCAATGGTTTTCAGCTCAAACAGGTGGTTCATCGGGTAACGGTACACAAGGAAGTCGCAGATGTTGTCGATGGAGAAGGACAGGTTTTCGTTGCCGCCGTAGTAGGTTGCAGCACTGTCTTTCAGCCGGTAGCACCACGCATCGGATGGGACGGATGCTTTGAAGTCTGCTTCAAACTGCTTTCCGGTGTTCATTCGTTGTCCTCGATTTTTTTGGCTTCTCTGATACGCAGTCGGAAAAGTTCGCTATTTGCATATCGTAGTTGCCAGCTACCAAACCAGCCTTTGTGAACAAGTTTTCCGGCGCAGTAAACAAACTCCTGCTTCATCAAGTCATCAAGTGAAATGATGTAACCTCCCGGCTTATACTTTCTTTTGCTCATCCTCGCTCACCTCTAAATTCACTTCCGAGAAACCGCTTCTTGCCACGCTCCCGGTGTTTGCCCTCGTAGTTGCGGTGGTACACGCTCTGGCTGTGGTTCAGCTCATGCACGAATGCCTTGCGCTCTTCGAAGTCTTTCTTCTCTGCCTTGTACTTCTCGCAAGTGTCGTGGCAAGCTGTGTAGCGTGATGTGCAGTTGAGACAACAAGTAATCATTCCAATTCACCCCACTGTTCAGCCATTGCTTTTGCAATGCCAGGATAAGTTTTACTTCGTTCTTTTGAATGACCGCCTCCCATCCAATGATTCTTTTCTCGCAATTTTGGCGGCAACGTCATCATGTAATCGCGCACGTTGTCCGTCTCCTTCAAAAGAGGAAGGCTTTTAAGCCACAAGCAGGTTCGCTTCTGCTCCGGGTGTCCAAACTGCCAGGGATTAATAATCTGGTCTGGCTTTCGGTATAGCGTAGACATCACGCAAACCAAATTCTCAACCACTATATGAGGAACATCCGCGTCGATAAATTTCATAAAGAAAGACGCGGCTTCCTCACGCAAGCGTAGTGGCTTTCTCCCCTCTGCTAACCAACGTGCACACGAAACAGCCAAATGTGTGCAAGGCGAGTGCGCAATGAGCAAATCCCACTTGCCGACTTCATGCGCCACGCCGTCCATCGTTACGATTTGCCCCCCCCTCAATGGCTTTGAGCGCATCTCCAAGAATATGCCACTCAGGATGCCAACCGGACGGTTCCTGGATGTCGCATGAGTAAGCTTGGTGACCTTTTGCCCGGAAAGCCTTACAGACTTCCTGTGATTCCTCACAGGCGACTAAAACTTTCATTTTTCCAAACGCCCGTCCAGCCAGATAGCGCAGCTCTTGCGAGTTAAAACTTACTTCACCGTAGGATTCATTCTGTACTCCAACGTACACCCCGGAACTTCGGTTCCGCTTTTAATGGCTCCTGCAATCGCTGTCTTATTCACAGTTTTAGTGACTTTTTCGGTCATGTATTCAACAGGAACGACAGATTCATCCAAAACGTTGACTGCGGTAGATTTTCTGAATTTAACTTCGCAACGGTCGGACTTAAAGCTCTTTCCATCCAAAGCTTCCGATAGATAACGTTTTAGGCCTTCAATTTTCTTTTTAGCCGCCGTTTTACGTTCTGCAAAAGACTTTTCTTGTTCCTCGTATGCTTTTGCGTCTGCTTCAAGGTTCTTGATGTAGCAGGCAACATTATCAACTTTGTCATTCTTTTCGAGGGTGAGCTGCATCAGCTTATCGATATCTACAATCTCTCCGGTTTCTGTGTCAACGCAGTTCATAATCTGCGCGTTGATTTCAAAAAGGTTCATATTTTTTCCTTTCGTTTTAGAACGGCAAATCTTCATTGTCCTCAATCACAAAAAAGTCATCGTTCCCGCCCTGCGAATAGTTCTGCGGTGTATCCTGCGCCCGATCGGCGGGTTTGCTGTCAGACTTTCCACCGCAGAAGTCAACCTTGTTCGCCATGATTTCCGTTGCGGTGCGGTTGCTTCCCTGCTTGTCGGTATACTTCCGGGTCTGGATGCTACCAGTCACCAGAATAAGGCTGCCCTTCTGGAACCACTTGGAAACGAACAGTGCCGTATTACCAAATGCGGTGCAGTTGAAGAAGTCGGTTTCTTTCTGGCCGCCACTCTGACGGTCGCAAGCAATGCTGAACGTGCAAACATCCTTCCCGGATTTCGTGATTTTGGCTTCGGGTGTGTGAACCAGACGCCCCTGAATTGCGATAGAGTTAAGCATTGTTTAGCCCTCCTTCGGCTGTTTCTGAGCACAGTCCCAACACAAGACACGCCCAAAGCGTTTCTTCGTGCTTCTTGCAGTTTCCAGCGGAGTGACTGTGCGGTTGTTGTACTGAATAGGCTTCAACTGCTTTCCGCAGCAAGCGCATGGGGGGATGGTTTCCGCTTCCGTTTGCTTCTGTGCAGGCTTGTTTGCCCTGCTTGTGGTCTGCTTCTGGTACTCGTCCGTGTCAGCGTCTTTCGTATCGTCAATGCAGAACAGACCGTTCAGAGCGTACTTTCTGGCGTAGCTGCTTGCAGTGCCGGTAATCTGCGAATCGTCCATTCCCTTCTTAAACTCAGGCTCACGAGCGTATGCAGTCACTGTGTAAGTGGCACCATCTTGCGATTCAACTGTTGCAGTTGCTTCGATATAGTGCCAACTGTCAACGATAACAGGTTTGTCGGAAAGCCGCAGCACAAGGCTATGCGCTTTCAAGATGGGCTTGACCGCTTCGAGAATGTCCTCGCAGGAACGGTACTTGTAACCGCCAAATTTGTTCATCTGCCCTTTGGGGGCTTTCAGCTCTGACTGAACAGCCATCAGAGCTTCATGAATTTTGCTGTTGTCCATCAGTTGTTCTCCTTCCTCGCTTCTTTTCTCGTTTTACGGCAAGCCGGGCAACGCTTGGGCAATGCCATGTTATGCGATTCGAAGAAAATGCGTTCTGAACGGGGAATTTTAAACACTTTTCCGCAGTCACGGCAAGTTTTTTCAATGCTTGTGTTGGAATCGCACGATGCCTTAAATTCTGCTTCTACGATAGCAAGCCGCTCTGAAACAGAGTCCATGTTGCTTCTCACAAATCTATGCTTCGGCGCATAACCGTTCTTTCGCAACGTATCTTCAATCACTGCTTCCTTGCATTTCGCGCAGAGCGTTTCGGTGCTGTTCGGGAACACCGAAAAAGGCTTATTGCACTTTTCGCAGTGCTTGATTTCTTTCTTGTATTTGCCCATTTTCTTTCCTTTCTTCGGCTTCATTAGGCTTCATTGTTCTTACTTTGGCTTAACTTGGCTGTACAAAATCAGCCAGCCATCAGCTCTGACAACTGTGCACGGAGGTTTTTCAGCTCTGCTTCCCTGTCCTCGATCTCATACTGCAAGTCCGCAATTGCTGCCAGCCGGTCGGCTTCCTTGGCTTCCGCCATCTGTTCGTTGGTCATGAAGTACACGCCGTCCTCCGGTTCGATCACACCACCGAATCTGTCAAGGTTAATCATTTTTGGACTTCCCTCTTTTGCGTTTTTCTTTGATTTGCAGCGCGCTGTACCACTGGTCTTTGTCGATTTCGATGGTTGTCCAGCGATGGTTACATGCGATGCACTTTTTTCTGCGAACGGTGCTATCGTGGTCAGACCGGCTATCAACCGTTGTGATGTTGTCACTACCGCATAACGGGCATTTCATCGTACATCCCTCCACTCGTTTGTGTGATGCGGGATGCGCTTGATTTTCCGGTTCTCTTGCTCCATGCGCTCGTTTTCGGCGCTTACGCCAATTGCGGCCAAAATCAGAGCTACAAGAAATACAGCCAGAGCGAGGAACGTGTATTCAAGCATCACCCATCCGTCCGTTGCGCTTTCAATGGCGTTTCCGCACCCAAGAGCTACGATAGCAAGCGAAATGCTCATAAAGCATAGTACCGTGCCTTTAACTGTTTTCATCTCTCTTCACCTCTTTCAAAATAATGTCGAATCCGTTCGCCTTTTTCTCGTTGATGACTATTTTTGCATTTAACGCCTTTGCGATTTTTAGAAGCGTATCGACCCGAACGGAACTTTTCTGCTTCTTTCGCTTGCCCAAGATGCTGTAAATCGTCGGCCTTGATACTCCCGATCTACGGCTAAGGTCGTTGATGTTGAAGCATCTGACCCTCATTGCATCTTCCAGCGTCATGCCTTTTTACCAGCGCCGAAAATCCAGATGGTTGCCATCAGAGCGCCAATACATATGATGTACCATGTCGCCTTAGCTCCGGCCAAAATCTCGATGTGATGCACCAACCAGAGGTTCAGCAGAAACGTTGCGAGAACCAACGCTAAGACAATGCCCCAGATCAGGACGATTTCCACGAGTGCTTTCATTTCTATCCCCTTTCGTTTATTTTTTCGCCATTGCAAAACACGTCTATGCCATGCTTTGCCACTGCAACGCCTATCTACGCAATTCCTTCGCTTTTCATTGCTTTGCCCCGTGCTGCCTCGCCTTCGCTAGTCAATTCTACTCCTTGCATACATAGCCGTTGCTTTTCCTTGCTCTTCCACGCTCTTCCATGCCTTTGCAAATCTCCTCAATTCGTTGCATTTCCTTTGCGCTGCGTCTCACGGCAATGCCATAGCCATGCTATTATCAGCAATTCCGAACTGTGCCGTTGCGGAGCAAATCATGTCTGGTCTATGCAATTCCATTGCTTGTCTGAGCCTTGCTTCTCCATGCCTTTGCAGGTCTTGTCAAATCAGCGCATCGCCGTTGCCGCTCAAGTCGCTTCGTCTCCAAGCGTTGCCTTAGCATTTCTGAGCCAATCGTCACTATGCCGTTGCAGTTCCACGCCGAGTGCAGTACAGCCATACCCCGCCATAGCGGTTAATTGAGGATTTTGTAGGTATATCGCCCCTTGCCACTGTTGCGCCACTGGCCGATGCCACGCAGAGCGCCGTAGTCCAGCCACTCACGCACGACCTTCTCGTGAGAATCGTCCAGAAGAACGATTTCAAACTCGCAGGTCGAACCAGCTGGAATCTGCTCACTGTTGGCGAGGCTCACCCTCTCGCCCTGCGCCGTCTGTGCGCGGAGAGGGCGCTGACACTCGGTAATCTCACCGTTCACATGAATGGGAATCATGCGGGGCTGAATGAAGATCAGGCCGTCAATGACCTTCTTGTAAGCAGTCAGCTTGCCGCTTTCGTTCACGACCTTCTTCTTGCCAGTCTCGGTCTTGCCGCCGATGCGGGAAAGCATACCGCAAGCATCCTTAAACATGCCTTTGATCTGGTAATCATACAAGATAGGCTCGCCGTTCTCGTTGCGAGGGAATACGGTCATGCCCTTATCTGCCACAGCATCAGCGCCCAAAGCGGCAACTTCGTCCTCGATAGTGCTTGCATCAGGGGACTTGCTGGCGATGAACTCTCGCGCAATGTTCTGGTTGCTAGGCCAAGTGCCGAGAACTGCTTCGGTGAATGTGATTCTGACTTTGATTTTTTTCATTTTTGTTCACTCTTTCTTTCTCGATATGTTCCAGTCTTAAAGGTTCACGCTTTTGCCAGCGCTTCTGCCACGGACTGCTTTTGTTAAAGTTGCTTATTGCCCTCTTCATCGTTTGCCATCCTTCGCTTGCGTTGGATATGTTCCAGCCGTTCTTTCTCCCGGCTGTGCCATCGGATTTCACACTTTCCGTAGTATTTACCGTTCATCGGGCGGTTCTACCTTCCCCTGACTAAGCAACGTGCTGTAATGTCCGTAGTTCATTCCGAGCGACTTTGCCTTGTCGTTTATTTGCTTGATGCTGTATCTAGGCAGAGTCGGCCTTTGCTTTTCTGGCAGCTTGAATTGATATCCAGCCGGTGCGCATGACCTTTCGGCCTTTCTGGCGCAATCTTTGTGGTACTTCTGATCCGGCGTTTTCTTTACCATCGCCTTACCGCACCACGCACAAAGGCCCATCACTCGTTCGGTTTTGCCCTTCCGACGTCTCCATTTCGCTTGCTGTTCAAGCTGGACGTTGTGTGCACATACGGCACAATACTTCTGGTTTGCGTTCGGAACTTCAAGAAGCGCTCCACAGCGAACGCAGAATTTATTCATCGCGTTCACCGTCTTTCTCTCTGGCTTCCCGATTGTGGCGTTCAAAGCACTGGTTCAGCATCTTTTCCATCCACAGCACCTTGTTGGCTTCGTTCCGGGACACGCCATCTGCCATCGCCAGCTTCAACCTGCGCTTCCGGCTTTTTGCTTTACAAAATTTCACCAGCATTCACCAGCCTTTTTGACGATGAATTTCGGGATTTCCTGACCTGTGGCAATGCACAGCGCAACTAGCTTTTCAATCCAGATATCACGCAAACCCTCTTCGGTCATATAGCACTGACCAACGCAGGGCTCCTTAAAATCTGCCCAAATCGACAGTCCAACAGCACCATCCGCGATCGTCCATATCATACTGTAGCCTTCATCGCACAGGTGGTACAAAATGTCTCGTGCTATACTTTTGGCTTTGTTGATTTCAAAGTCATCCCAGTGTTTTTTGCTTTCCTCGTAGGCCTTTGCCGCCTCGTCAATGGCGTTGTGCGCTTCGTCCGGGTGCTCAAGGTCTACTTTTAAGGTGATAATCTGTTCCATGTTCAGTCCTCCGCTTTCTTGTTCTTCTCCGTCTTTAAGAAGAGATTAACGAAATAGACCTGACCGATACCCGTCACCTTCGGGGTCTTATTGATGGAAGTGTGCCCATCGGAATGCGCAATGGATGTTTCCTTGATTTCAAACAAGCGAAGTTCCATAGACTTCTGGGTCGGCATATTGTAGTCCGTGCGCTTTCTGTCCTTAATTAGGTATCCGTTCTCACGCATCCATGAGAATAAGCGGTTCTGCCCCATCTGGATGCCGTTCTGTGACAGCAGCTTTGCCATCTCACCAACAAGAATGCTCTGGCCGCTTGCGCTCACAGCGTCAGCGAAAAGTGCTTTCGGCTTCATGGTTTCAATCTGCTTGTCTTTCTCTTCCAGCTCTTCGTGTGCTGCGATCAGCGCAGTTGCAAGGAGCTGTGAGCGGGTGAGCTGCGGCTGTTCGGTCAGCTTCTTCTCCATTTCGTTGAACGCTGCAATGTACTTGAGCTTCCACTCAAGGGCTGCCTTGCCGGTAAAGCCCATAGCCAGCAAGGTGAAACCGTCACGGTTCATCAAGTAAGCCCTCTGTTCCCTGCCGTAGCTATCCGGCACGGTGGTTTCAAAGAACATCTGCGCAAAATTGCGCACATCTTCTTTGAGGTTGTCCACAGCTCTGAGAACGTCACGGTGGTTCTTTTCAAAGCTCTCAGCAATCTGACGACTGGATGCTACCGGTTCGCCGTTCTTGGTCGATAAGATAATGTCGGTCATTTTTTCTCCTTTCTTACTCTTCCGAACCTTGAATATTCAGAATCCGGCAGATGCTTTGGACGATTTTGTCCGGTTTCCGCTCTCCGCGAAGAATCTTGTAGAGGTACGAATCGTCAAAGAACAGTCCTGTGTCATCCTTGACAGCCTGAATCAGTTCCGTTTGCTTCATACCTCGCTGAAGCAGCTTCATCTTTACTTCAAGCCCAAAATCAGACCAGAAGTTTTCTTTCAAAATTCCACCTCCATTTGCTAAAATCTATTGACAAGTACGGAAAACTGTACTAATATAATGGTGTAGAGAGTTCATATTGTACAGTGTTCTGTACTGCCCATGTCTGTATTATAGTACAGGCTTCTGTACAAGTCAACTCTTTTGTACAAAATTCTGTGCATTTGTATACTTGCACAAATATGGGAGTGTTCTTATGTCGGACTTGTACAGCAATATCCATGCACTCTGCGAAAAAGAGGGCATCAAAGACGGAACCCTTTGTGCCAACATCGGGATTCGCCGTAGTTTTCTTTCCGAGTTAAAAGCCGGGAGAACCAAGAGCCTGTCCGCAGAGGTTCTTTCTAAAATTGCAGCCTACTTCAACGTATCGGTAGACTACCTTCTCACTGGCGAACAAAAAGAAAACCCGCCCCAGCAGCCGCAAAGCGAAATTGATGCAGCAGTGGAGCGGATTAGAAGAAAACTTGAATCCATGCCGAAAGAACAGCGTGAAGCGCTGATGAACCTGATCGAGAAGATGTGAGGTAAGCCCATGTATTACTTGTTGTGCGGCTGTGCCTTTTGCTTCTGGTTTATGCAGGCCTTGTTAAAAGGCAATGACCGTGTGCTATATGGCAACAGCAGAAAATATCGTTACCGTAGAAACCGAAAAAAGAAGTGGTTCTGACCCGGTAAAATAAAAAGAATCCCTTGTGCCGGGCTGGTATAGCTCTACGCAAGGGATTCTCTGTTACTCTAGGTCTAGTGCTTGTTCCGCTGCTGGAATCTTTTCAGGATGTTCCAGCAGCCATGCAATAAATCGGTCAATCTTCGCTCTTTCTTGTTCGCTCATTGCAGCATATCCTCCCGATCAGTAAATACGAATGTTCATTTGATATGATTATACATCTTTTGGTTGTGTAGTCAATACAATTTGAACAACTTCGCAAAAATCGAACGTTTTCTTCACATCCGTTACTTTGCATCGGGGAAGCCAAAAATTGCAATGACAATGATTAAGAACCACATTAAGTTTAAGTTACCCTTTGCTTTGTAACATTCCGTTGAGTATGGAACGAAAAGGGTTATCCGGTAAATCGTCCAGCACATCTGCTTTGACGAGAGCGTTTGTGCTGATGCTGTGCGAAACATTGTTTAGCTGCACAATGGCATCGTCTAAGTCTTTTACGGTTGCCCCACGCCGTTCCATTGACTGGAGGAAGGTTTTCACTTCTTCAAAAACAACAGGGTTTTCGGTTTTATAAAATCCGTTCGTAAAGTCCATCTTTCCTCCAATCACAGTTCTACGAGCTGTCCGTCAATGCGTTCGATGTTATCTGCCGGGTCGCGTCCATCGTCTAAAGCGGCTACGGCACGTTCTAGGATGCCTTTTGCTTCGAGGTAAGCATCTTTATCAGCTTCGTACCCGGAAAGGCTCAGGACAAGCTCCAGCGTCCGTCTGCGAGCGTATGGGATAATCAGAGCATCTACGGTTCGATTCATTCGCTTTCCTCCCACGGTTCAGGTGTGTGTGGCTGCCCATCGGTAACGCTGGCGGGCATTCCGTCGATGATTGGCATACGTTCATGGTTCCAGATTACAGTTTCTTTCATTTTGCGTTTCCTTTCTATTTGGAATTTTTTGACAATACAGTTATACCACATCTCGTTGTTTCAATGAAACAGCGACTTTTTTTAATTATTGTTTCACATTTTGAACAATATATCAGTTGAATTTCTTTGCTTTTGTATCATTTTGTCGAAAGAGGGGTATTTATGGATGATTATAGGATACGAGTGGCAAAAGCGTTAGAGATGGCAAGAGCAGAATCCGGACTTAGCCAACAGAAGCTTGCGGACAAAATGGGTGTAGGCCGGACATCCATTTTCCGTTATGAGCAAGGAACAATGACCCCAGATGCTTCTACTATCATAAAATGGTTTGTGTGCTGCGGTGTTGCGGCCAAGCCGTACATAGACACTTGTTTGCATCCCGGATTATTGGAAAGTCTGGCTGGCGATGCTAGCACCGAGAGAAAGAGAGATGCGCTGATAGAGCATACCAAAGAAGCCCATCCGCAAGAAATTGACCTACTGTGCTATCTGATCTATGGCAATCACGGCTCAGATTACCTTGCCGTTCTATGCGAAATGGTAGCCAACCTTCACACGACTTTGCGTGATCGTGTATCTGTCTGCCGCACCGTCACAGGTCATTATGAAATGGCACAGGCCACCAAAACCGACCCAGACCCAGACGGAACACAACCCAATATGCAGATTTTGTATCAGGCACAGGACTGTGGGGAAGCTGCGGCGATGAAGCGAAACGATTCTTATACCATCAACGAAGAAAACATTTTGCGCTGATTGTCGAATTATCGCAGTTTTTGAAGAACATTTTGTACTCGTTCATCCACTTTTTGTACACCTATCGGGCAAATTTGCCTTGTCATTCCGTCCCCCATAAACCGGAAATCGACAATATTCGTGTGTAATAAATAACGAATTATCGTTAATTTATTACCTGTGATTGGTCAGCTTGTCAATCTGTCCCCCATAGTGCAGATTAGGTATACCTTTCCATCCACTTTTTGTACACCTATCCGCAATCCGTCCACGTTTAATGTGACTAACGATGTACAGCTTCTTTCCGGCTACAGTCTTATTTAGCAAATGCAGAGTTCAGTTATTCACAAACCGGAATGGAAAATAAAGAAATTGTTGAAAATTATCGTCATCGCCTATTTAACGATGATATTTAACCTCTTGTTTATTTCTTGTTTAATATATAATATGTAGATGGGGGACGAAATGACAAAGCATGGGGGACGTTTTGACAAGTCATGGGGGACGTTTTGACGACCCTATGGGGGACAAAAAGACAAGTCACGGGGGACAGAATGCATTGACTTGTCCCCCAATCTGTGATATACTGCTTTTAGGCTAGAAAAGGAGGCGAACAGATGCAAAAAATATCCGACAACAACCTTGTCGAAAAAAGCAAATCTCTTGTGTGGGCAAAGTTTAGGGACTACACGGCAGGCGAGCTTCGGTTGCTAGAGGTTTACCTGTCAAGAATAAACCCGAGAGACCCAAACAGCAGCCGTGTGGAGTTCTCGTTGGCAGAGTACAGAGACCTGCTGGGGTTAAAAAGCCTTGATGCACGAAGGATTGAGCCGCAGATCAAGCACTTTTTGGGCAACACTGTGTCGATTCCTATTGACAAAGAGAAGGGCACATTTGAGAGCTTTGTCCTTTTCACAAGGGCAAAATTGGACTATGTGCCGGAAACAAGGTCTTATGTTGTGGCAATCACTTGCAACCCTGACCTTCGACCCATCTTTTTTGATATTGCCGAAAGCGGGTACGTTCGGTATCGTCTACGCTATACATCACGGATGAAATCACAGTACAGCATCCTGCTTTATTCGATTCTTCGGGACTGGCTGAACATGGACAGCAAACCGCATGAAATCAGTCTGAAAAAGCTGAGAGAACAGCTCGGTGCGATGGAAGCGAGCTACGATGTTTACAAAAACCTTCGCAAACGAGTGCTTGACGTTGCAGTAGATGAAATCAATGCTGTGTCTGACATCGTGGTGACCTATGAACCAGTTCTTGTGGCGCGAAAGGCTGTGGCAGTCAAGTTCAAGCCCAAAATTAAAGCGTCTGAGACGCTGATTGAAGCTCAGGCAAACGAAGTGTTGACTGAACCTCAAAAAGCCGCCAGAAAGCCCCGCAGAAGCGGATACGAGGACTTTGACTGGTCTGTGTGTGACGAACTGGAAAAGCAAGACTGCATTGACGTGGCGAAGGTAGTTGAGAAGTGGATGAAGAAAGAGCATCCAGAAATCAAGCTACCAAGACGCAGAGAAGCGGTTTACGACACGGTAAAGGCAGCGTATAAGGACATCTTGTCCTTGAACAGAACGCCGTTTCCCGACAGACCTGTTGGCTATCTGATTAGAAGCGTAGACAAAGCGGGTATCGTAGACAAGTATATGCCAGCGTTTTATTCCATTGAAGCGTTGCAAAAGTAGTCAGATGTAGCACATTAAGCAGAATAGGCAGATAAAGTAGAAAGGAGATAAACATGACCATAGGGGCAATTGAGACTTATATAAAGCAGCAGGATAGCGACAAAATAATATCTTTATGTAACGAAATTTATGAATGGAGAGAAAAAGAAGGGAGATTGTCAATAAAGTCGATTCTTTATGAATTTTCAGTGGAATCTGATTGCCAAGATATAAAACTTTTGGAAAACATGATTGTTGAAGAAGCGCATAAACGGTTTGGAAATATAGTTTTGCTCCTCATGAAAGACGCACCAATGTATTATTTGAAATAATGAAAGAGTGATAAAATGGCAAAAGTTCCCTACTCCGTTTTGAATAAAGCAGAACTTGACCTTGAAAAGAAGTTTGATTATCAGTTTCGGTTCAATCATCATGGAAATCAGGCTTCTGTAAGGGTTTTTCCACAGAAAAGTTATAGCGAACTAACGCCTGACGAAGCGATTGAAGCCGGGAAGTCTCTGATCGAAGCTGGTAAAGCAGCGAAAGAATTTGTTTATAACGGGTATTTTATAGACTGGGGAGAATAAAAAATGGCAAAAATCATAGCTGTCGCCAACCAGAAGGGCGGCACAGGAAAGACCACAACAAGCACCTGTCTGGCAGGTGCGTTGCAGTTGCTTGGAAAGAAGGTGCTGCTGGTGGACTGCGATGCACAGTGCAACGCAACAGACACCTACGGCGCACAGACAGAGGACGTGTGTACCCTGTTCGATGTAATGACCCGGCAGGGTACGGTAGAAGAAGGAATCCAGCATTGTGAAGCCGGTGACATTCTGCCGTCAGACAACGCATTGAAGGACATTGACGAGCAGCTTGTCCGGGACATTGGCAAGAACTTCCGGCTGCGTGAAGCCCTTGAAAGCGTGTCTGAACAGTACGATTACATTGTGCTGGACACTCCCCCGCAGCTCGGTCTTGCGCTTGTAAATGCGCTGATCGCCGCCAACAGCATCATCGTACCCATTACAGCAGACCGATATGCGCTTGCCGGATTGAGCCAACTTTCGCAGACCATCGGCGATGTTCGCAGATACTTCAATCCGGCTTTGAAGATTGAAGGCCTGCTTCTGAACCAGTACAAGAGCCGTGAGAACCTGTCCAAAGAGGTTGTGGAGCAGCTTCCTGTGATTGCACAGAGCATGGGTACAACCCTGCTGGATGTGAAGATTAGACCGTCTATGGGCGTTCGTAAGGCGCAGGCAGAGCGGCACAGCCTGTTTAGCGGTGACACGGCAAAGAGTACAAGCGCAGAGGATTTCAAAGAGCTGGCAAAGAAGATTGTAGAGGGGGATAAAAATGCGACTGATTGACGGTGAAATCGTTCAGAATGAAATTTCTTGCTATTGGGCTGGAGCTAAAAGCAAGGAAGAAAAAGACGCATATATGGACGCTCTTGTGGCAGTTATGGACACAGCAGAGTTTCAAAAATGGACACCAACAAACTATGAATGGGATTTACCAAAAGAGAAGAAAGAAGTTTTGTTGGCTGACAAAGATGGAAGCATTTATATTGGCTATTATTGGAAAGGGTTATGGTGGAACAATCGGGGAATCGTAAAACAGTTCAAGCCGGGAGAAATTGAATACTGGATGCCAATTCGTGAGCTTCCGAAGAAAGTGGAGGAAATGTAAAATGAAGTCAACCAGCAAAAAATCATCCGGCTTGTTGGGCGGGTTTGATTTCCAGCCTGTTTTTTCGGAGCAGACATTAAGCCGAAGTGAGCCAAAGGAAGAAGAAGTAAGCCAAACAAAGCCGAATAATGCCGAACAGGAGCAAATTAAGCCTAGTGAAGCCACAGACAGCCATGCACATCCGAGTGAAGCAGAATTAAGCATTATTAAGCCGAAGCAAGCCAAAGACAGCGAAAGCCATCCAAGTGATGCCGTGCTAGGCGAAGGTAAGCCGAAGAAGCTGAAACAGGCTAAAGAAGTTCAACGTCTTATCGAACAAGGCAATATCCCCGGCGCACTGGCTGAAGCTGGCTTGACAAAGAAAAAAATCCCGATGCCGAAATCGCATCAGGGTGTTGCAAGCAGTGACGGCAAGCGTTCTAAGCGCATTACCATCCTTATGAGCGAGGAAGAGCGCAAGTACATCAACCGTGAAGCCAGACGGCACGGAATGACCATCGGGCAGTTTGTATACGCTCTGGCGGCTGCTGCGGCAGATGGAAAGATTGAACTGGAAGATTTCTTGGAGGATTGATGATATATGGAAAATTTTTATTGGGTCAAAATCCAGTACGATGATTACGAAAAGTGCAGGCACTTCCAAGCGCCGTTCGTCTTGTTTGCGAACAGCAAAGAGGAAGCAAAAGCAAGAATTGAGCGAGAAGTTCCCGGCAAGTTTTCCATTGTCAGTGTGGTAGAACTCGACAGGAGCCTTGTAATCACTCCGCAAGATTTGTTTGACATGAGGTCAAAATCAACACTTTGGGAATGAGGAAAAGATTATGCGCACATACAAACCACACAAGTGCAGAAGTAAAGAGGAACAAGCCAAAATAAACGCAGAGGTAGCCAAGAGAAAGGCGAAACTTGCTGAAAAGTACAATACCGGCACGCAGTATTACAAGGGTATTCCCGTTGAGCTGATTGTAAGAGAGGACTACGGTTGCTATAAAGCAAAACGTTTCAAAATCAATAATAGCAATCAGAATGTATGGATTCCAAACTGCTATCTTGAAGATGACGGGACAATTAAGGCGAACGCAAATATAGATTTTGTGTTTCGCAAGTCAGTAAATCAATTAAACAAAGCTGGAATTACGCAAGCGATTATCGGTATCAAACGTAAAATGCCAAAAGAAGATGTGCCAAATCTTAAAAGCACTATGCAGAAAATCGGAGATACAGGAACTTGCTAAAGAACAAACCCCTGTGCAACCAATCAAGGCTGTACAGGGGTTCTGTTTTACTTATCAGCAATGCAATCCCAGTAGAGATATGCCTTGCCATCTGCGGCATCTGCGTCCTCAAGGAACGCCTTTGCCATGTCAGCGTAGAAGCCCGGAGTGTCAACGGACTGACGCTTTGCGACCTGACAATAATCCGAGTACATCATGTTCATGACAGCCCAGAAATCATTCGGGTCACAAGTAATGTTGCGCTGTTTGGCAACGTCCTGCGTCTGTTCCAGCGTCCAATGACAGCCCTTCGTGCCGTCAGCATTCACCATGCTGTCGCACCATTCCTCTGCTTCATCGTGGGTGAGGTGCTGGCGCGGCATCTTGATGGAACGGCTGTCCGCACCGCCATGCTCATATTGCCCAGATCGCTTGTCCCAGTCTCCGCTTTGCGAGAAGCCAATCTGCGGCATTTTGCGCCCATACTCTACGTCAGGGTAGCGGGGGATAGGGTAGGGGTCAATGTAGCGGTTCTCCTCCTGCGGATAGTAAGGATAGCGGTCGTTGCCATCTTCCAGCTTGCGCAGACGGCGTTCCAGCTCACGCTCCCTGCGGTCACGCTCTTCCTCAAGGCGGTCACGTTCCGGCTCACGGTCTTTGTCGTGGTCACGGAGCATCATCATGCGGCGAAAATTAGTCTTGCCCATAATATTCTATACCTCCTCAAGAAATGGACGCAGGCGCACCGGCGTGGGAGCGGCAGAAGCAGCCAAGATACTTAAACGTTCCGGTGCCGGTTGCAGACGTTGCTACACGGGTAGCGTAGCGGGTGCGGGTGTGGATGCTCTCGGCGGTTGCCTGAGCGCAGTTGCAGTCAGTCAGAGGGTATGCGGTCGTGCCTGCACCGATGGTAATGACCACAGGGGCGTTGATGGTGGTCGTGTCCGGCAAGCTTTGGGCAACGACAATGCAATATTTTTCTCCGTTCTGGTATGCACCAGCAGGGATATTGATGGTCAGCGTGTCGTTTGCGAACGTGACCGCCTGACTGATGACCAAGTGCGGGCAGAGTTTGCAGCTTGTTTTGCAAGCCATAGTAGTTTCCTCCTAAAAAATCAGGGGCAGAGGTGTCTTACCCCTGCCCCGATGATTCACCCGGTCTTATCGGGGAGTGTGTAGGTTAGCAGCAACCGCAGCAGTTCACGCCAACGTTGGGGTTTGCCACCTGATAAGCGGGAATCGGACGAGGATTGACCCGGTTCAGGATGGTATCGGTCTGCTGGGACATCACGGTGGTAAGAAGCGCATTCTGCCGATCCTGAGAAGCGGCAAACTTCAGGCTCTGGTTCTCAGCGGTCAGAGTGGCGATCTTATCCTGCGTGAAGTAGTCCATCATGCTGCGGAAGTTGGCGTTGCAGTTGTCCACGATAGCACGAGCGTTGTCTGCGATAGCCTGACGGGTAGCGCAGTCTTGCTGTGCAATGGTGTACTTCAGGTCGCCGATGAGCTGCTTGTTCTCGCAGCAGCAAGATGCCAGCTGCGTCTGGATAGCGGTCTGACCTGCCTGCCGTGCGTTGCCCTCCTGCATGATGGCAAGGCTGATGGCATTGTCGCCGTTGGACACGCTGCGCTCCAGACCGTTCACGAGCTGTGCGTTCTGGTAGCCGAGCTGACAGATCGCCTGATTAGTACCAGCAAAGCCGCCCGCAACGGAAGCGTTGAGAGTGTTCATCTGTGCGAGCTGGTCATAGCCCAGAGAGCAGATGCCGCTCTGGATGCCCGCCAGAGAACGGGAGGTATCCTGCTGGGAGAAGCCCTCAGACAGTGCCGCACGGGTGTCTGCGCCGCCCTGACCGCTTGCTCCGGTGCCTACAAGATACGGGATGTAGCTCGCCATACCGTTGTCGCTGCCGTTGCGCCCGTTGCCGTAGTTGCCCCAGCCGAAGATGATGGCGAGGATGATAACCGCCCACAGACCCTCGTTGCCGAAGAATCCGCCGTTGTTATTACCGCCGTCCTGCCCAGCCAGATAACCAGTTGCAAAATCGTCCATAACAAAACTCCTTTCAGTTTTGCGTTATGCCATCCCACCGCCGTGTGCGGTGGGCGAAGCCAAATAAAAGCGGTTTTTATCAAGTCCGCAAAACTGAGAAGCGTTTCGCTTAGAGGGATGCTTTACCGGGGCAGCGTCAGGTTCAGAGCACTTGCCAGTTGGTTCAGGTCGATGCCGCGCTCTTTGGCGAGGTTCTGTGCCATCGTCCTGAGCTGCGTTTCGTTCTTACCCTGAATCAGGTTCAGGCCCTGCATGATAGGCGCGTTCTGCCCGCTTAACTGCTGGATAAGCCCCATCGGGTTCTGCCCGGCACGAGCCAGATTTGCAAGCTGCATGATGGGGCTGTGCGTAATCACATCAAACGGAGAGGACATTGTTATTCTCCTTTCTTCGCAGCGGCAGCGGGCTTTGAAAAGCTCTTCTGCCACTTTTCCAGTTCATCCAGCCTGTGGACGAGGGCGTTATACTCTTCAATAGGCACATACTGCTGTGTCGGTGCAGCAGTCTGCTGTGCCTGTTGCGCCTGTATCTGCCGCCACGCTTCCGGGCTGTAAAATTCCTGCACATAGGATTCACAGGTGTCTGGGTTCAGCCGCTTGCAGTAGATCACGCCGCTGCGCAAGTCTGGGCAGTAGGTCGGTCTGCCGTACAGGTCAGACGGTATTGCCAAAAATTCCTCTCTGCTGGAAACAGGTCTGCCCAGCAGCCAACCGCCGTCCTGTACCGACTGCTGAACAGGCTGCTGCCCATTCATCGGCTGCGGACGCTGCTGCTGTGCCTGTGGCATCTGTGCGTTTGGCAGGGAAGTGGCAAGTCCTACCGTGCCCATGCCGCCGTAAGGATTGACAGGCTGCTGCGGAACGTAAGGTGCTCCGGGTGTCGGGTAATAGCTCATGGTTCATCCCTCCTATTGCACTCAGTGTACCGCAAGCGCCCGGAACGAGAGACAACGAACGACCAACTAAAGACAAACGAAGGACAAAAAGCTTGATTAGAACTAATACAACTAATACAAAATAGACAAAAAAGAAAGGCAAAGTTTGGTGGCTATGCCTGTATCACTTGTATCAGTTTTGTGGTATAATCAGTACAGTAAAAAATAAATGGAGGGAACAAACATGAAAAATACCACCATCCAAAATCTTGGCAAGCTGTACCATTTGCTGGATAAAGCCTGCAACCCCGACCGCGTGAATCAGGCAGACCTTGACAACGCTACGAGATTTCCCGTACGTGGCGTGATGATGAAAATTACGCTGGCGCACAAGCTCCACAAGATGACCCCGGAGCTTGACAACGCCTGCGCTTACGTCCTGAAGGATGTAGACCTCGAGGACGTGGATAACAGCTTTGCGCTCAAAGCATTGCCGTTGCAGCAGCAGGGAATGTTCCAAATCGGATATATGTCACCCGATTATAAGACACTCGGCGTGTCTGCCGTCAAAATCAAAGTCGCCCGAGAGGGTGCTGGTCTGACCATCCGGGCGCTGTCAGAAAAGACCGGGCTGTCCACCGCAACCATCCAACACGCAGAAGCCGGAAAGCCCATTCGGGCGAAAACTCTTGAGAAAATCGCAAGCGGCTGTGACGTGACGGTTGCTGATTTGCAAGGGTAAAAGAAAAGCGCCCACACGGAAAAATCCGCATGAGCGCTTAACTGTAAGGATGCACACATTGGAGTGCAATGCTAAGATACCACATCATCCAATATATGGCAATGCTTTCGACAAAACTAGTAAGAATAAAACAAAATCCACCAGCCTAAAGCTGATGGATTATAAGTGAGCGAGTAATCGCTCTGCCACCGAAGTGGCAAAATTGCGTCTCCCGCATGGTACGCACTGCAAGTAGGCAGGCGGGAGACTGTATCATCAAAAATGCCTACTTCTGCTATCGCAATTTTGACGTATGCGCACTATTCAAAACCGTTCAAGCATTTTCGGACTTGCTATGGCTGGAATTGAACCAGCGCAATAGACGGGGTGCGCCCTGCTCTACCAACTGAGCTACATAGCCTTAAAGACCCGCCATGATACGCATCGTTGAGAGGCTTAACGGGTTCAGACATCCGCCCTAATGCGCTTCTTCGAGAGGCCGGGCGGATTTATTGAAATTATTATACCACAATTCGTGCAAAAAGAAAAGCGGCAAGCTCTGGAATAGCCTGCCGCTTTGTTGCGTTTGTAGAATCAGCCTTAAACATGCGTCCTACATACACTCAGCTCGTAAAAATATTATATCACACATTTAACATTTTTTCAATGCCTTTCAGCCGGTAGCCTACCGCCGTCCGGCTGTAATGTGTCTGTGCTGCAATGTCCGGCAGCGGGAGCCGCTCAACGTACCGCAGTAAGGCTATCTTACGGTCTACCCTCCCAAGCGGTGCGTTTTTGATTGCGGCGGTCATCTGCTGTCGGTCAAGTCCTTGCAGCGCAGCGGGCAGCACTACACGAGCCGCCGCCACAGGCAGCACCGAGCCAAAAAGGCTGCGGCAACTGTCCGGCGTTGCGCACCATTACGGGGACGTTACCGAGATGGTATGTTTTCGTGAGGTCGCGAAAACGTCCACAGACCATTTTCGTGATGTGACGAAATTGCTCTTGTGCGGCGTACATTTTGCCGGGGTTGGCAAAATGGTCGTATGTAGTGCTTGCCATGATATCCTCCTTTAGCCGTTTTCAAACGAAATTGATTTGTTTGCCCACATCACGCATTCCTCTAGCTTTGTCATGGCAAGAGACTTTTCACGTCCATCATGGCAAACATCATTGATGCATTTTTCAAGCTGCTTTGCACTGTCAAGGACAAACTTCATCCTGTCCTGCTGGACGCCAGTTACTTTTCTTGAATCGAGCCTACTCATTGATTTGCTCCTTTCCAAGCGCCGACCGTGCCCGGTCAAAGAAAAATTGAACGGCCTTGCTCATGGTCTCTTCGGTGATAGCCCAGCTGATCAGCTTGCCCCACCGGCTATGATCCAGATAGGTGCGCAGCATCTTGACGCACCATGCCTTGCGTTCTGCGCCGCGTTTCGTGCCTTGAATCTCCCGCTCTGCTTGGTTGATGAGGTTGAGCACAAGCGTCTTGACCGCAGCGCCGTAGCCCAGCCGGATAAGCCCAAGCACAAGCGACACAGCGCCCACAACGATGAGCACCAGCGCCAGCCACGAGGGCAGCGGGGTGAGAATGGTATTAAGGATTGCTTCCATGATTTGTTACTCCTTTCAGTAGGTAGTTGTTAATGTCGGTCTTACTTTTTTGCATACCTTCCCGGTTGTTGCCGGATAGTTGCGAATCCAAAAGGTTTTGCACGCCAACGAGAACAAGGCGTATTTCTTCGTCAATGCCGTCAAATCGCCGGAGGTCTCTTGCAAGGGCTTGTGTATGCTGGAGCTGCCCCTGTTCCAAGGTGCCGACGCGCTTGTCCAGCTCATCTAGCCGCTTGTTCTGCGCGTTGTCCGGCTCCTGTGCCTTCTTGATGTACTTATGGATGATGTCCAGCACCTTGTCGATCGTGATGGCGGCGGCGCAAAGGCTGCCGAGAATGCCCGCCACCCAAAAAAGAGCCTGTTTTTCGGTCATTTGCCCTCCCGGAGACGGGTCAGGCCCTTCTTCTGGATGATGTCCGCGTAGTCCTTGTAAGCGTGGCTCAGGTCTACCGGGCCGCTCACACCGGGGATCTTGCCCTTGCTGGTGTACTGCCACATGCCAAAGGGCCAGCCGGGGGCGGGCTTGTCCTTGCGGTAGGCGGCAAGCCAAACGTCGTAAGGCTTCAGCGCCGCGCCGCCCATATAGAGGTTGGTCTGCCCGAAGTACAGGCCGGTGTAGAGCATAGCGTAAACGCCCCAGCTCTCCACGACGCTCAGGCAGTAGGCCGCAAGGTCGGTGAGCTTGCTCTTGCCGAGGGCGGTCTGGCAAGCGTCCTCAATGTCCACGGCGATGGGGAGCTGGAAGTTCCTGCCGCCCAGCGCGGAGCGGAGGAACGCCAGCTCCTTGTCGGCTTCGGCGCGGGTGACGGCCTTGAAATAGCCATACACGCCCACCGGGATACCCAGCCGGGCGCACTCGGCGTAGTTGCGGGCGAAATAGGGGTCGAGGTACGGCTTGCTGGCCTTGCCCGCCCCGCTGTTGCCCATGGCCCGCAGCATCACGCCGTCGATTTTGCCGCTTGCCTTGACCTTTGCCCAGTCAATGCTCCCCTGCCAGCGGGAGACGTCTAGGATGGTCTTATCAGCCATTTTCCTGCGCCTCCTTGTCCAGCTCGGCTTGTACGCGGGCCCGCCAGCGGGTCGGAACGTCATCAATTGTGAAGGTGCCGTCAAACCGGTGGAGCTTGATCTGCGTCACGTAAAATTGTACCATGTCATACCTCCTGTGCGGCCAGCTCGATGAGACCGGCTTCCAATGCTGCCAGTCGCTCTTCGGTGGTGGGCAGGGTGCTTGCCTGTTCCGGCTCCGGTACCGTGCCGCCCTCTGCCACCTCGTAGCATTCGGCCTTATCCTCAATACCCCACAGCGTGTCGCCCACCGCACAGGCGGCGTTGTGGGCATTCACCGCCTCAGCCATGGCGGCGTAAGCGGTGCATTCTTCCTGTGTCGCCACAGGCTTTGCGATGGTGAAACCTAAAGTAATTTCCATGTGTCTTCCTCCTTACTTCCAGCGGCCGATGGCGAGCCATTGCGCAATAGGATTCATCTCGCCCGAAGCAACACTTTTGAAATAGATAACACAGTTCGTGGTCCGTCTTTCTGTAGTGTGCAGCACAAGTTTTGAATAATTATCGTTTTCACTGTTTCCAGCAATCGTTAAGGATACCTCCATGGGATATCCTGACGCAAATGCAGCCGGATAGGTTATCGTGGAGGTTGCAGTTGAATATGCGCGGACAGCAATTTGACCGGTTTCACCCCAGCAAATCTGCGTGCCATCCCCAAAGCGGACGTAGTTAGCGCCGGAGGCGACGATGCCGTTGTCTGCAACCCCTTCAAAGCGTCTAGCCTTGACGACACTATTGCGGCAATCGATACCAACGGCAGTTTTTTTATAATATACTTGATGTGAATCGGATGCGGCAAAAGAAATACCATTCCATGATTCAATTACAAGATTGCTCAAACCTTCCTCTGGGCCATACGCAGCATCATTAGGGCCGGTATATATCTTTCCTGCTATATTACCAAATATTAGTTCACCCGTCATCGTCCCGCCCGTCAAATCGAGCTTCCCCGCCAGCAGCTCATCCACAGCAGCTTTGCTGTAGAAGATCACGTTGCCGCTTTCATCCTGCACGATGAATTTATCAGCTTTGCCCGCCAGCGCATCACCGGTGGCCTTTGCATCCGCAGGGGCGTTCTCAATGCTCAGGGTCTTATCCGTCCCCGCCTTGGCCCCGGCCTCTTCAGCCGCCTTCTTGGCGGCTTCCTCATGTTTGGCCGCGTTGCTCTCCGATGTCGCTGCCGCCGTTTTGGACTCTTCCGCCGCGCTGGCCGCGCTGGATGCTGCTGTGGCACTTCCCGCCGCGGCTTCTCGTGCCGCTTCCGCTTGTTGTCTCGCAATGTCTGCACCTGCAACATCCGAAAGGGTGTTCAGCGTTTCAGCATTCATCGGAGTTCCTTCAACTTCAGGCTCATCATTGCGAACCAGTGTGACAATTTCCGATGTGCCGTCAGACTTTTTCATCGTCCATCGGCCCGGATACTTTGCCTTGCGGTCAACAAATACCATAGTAAGGTTCACCTCCGCATATTGGCTCTGAGCAGTAAAGCAAATGATCGTTTGCAATTCGCTCTACCTCGGCCAGAATTGTTTCAATCAGGTTCATGGTCTGATAGGTCAGGTTGTTCATACTTGACGGCGTGTCGGGCAATCCACCGGGGCCGCTACATTTGGCTCGAATGTTGGAAATGTTCACAAGCCAGCGAGAAGCGTCCGAGACAGTCAGGTATCCGTTTACATCCCAGTCGGTTTTTACCGAAACAGGTGCATTCAGGATGGACGCAATCTCTTGAATTCCACCTTCAATGCGGTTGTAGTCCGTGTAGCTCAGAGCGCCTTTCATGCCAGCCAGCCATTCTGCTTGCTCTTCTTTAGTCCATGTGTTCAGTCGGCCTTTCTCGGTCAGCTCAGTAACGTGGCGGACGTCTTCATTCGTTCTGTCGGTAATCCATGTTGACATATCTTCACCTCAAATCATCAGATTTCCGTTTGCATCCACTTCCAGATTTGCAGGAAGGGTAAACGCAGGACGAGCAAATACATTTCCGTTGTTTGCCCAAACGCTTGCACTGGAGCCTCGATAAGAACAACATACAACGCCGTTTTCTGCTCGCGTAGCATCGTCTCCGCTCAAACCGTCCACAGACCCATCAGTCAAGCGGCTTCTAGTCCAACAATAGGACGTTTCGCTATTGAGAATCTGTTTGGCGGTCGGGAGCGCACGGCTGCTATTGTCAGGATAAGCGTAATAACCTTTGGCGCCGATTCCAAGTTCTTTTGCGGTCAGCAGGAAAACGCTTGCAGAAACTTGCGAAGTGAATGCAGATTTCTTTTGTAGAACTGTTTGGCCCATTTGATTTTTCACAGAAGCGCTGAACAGGTTTTTGTAATCCCAATTTAACCAGTTTGTGATTTCAGCAGGGCCGTCATTATAAGAAGGAACTACGAAATAACTATCCTCATTATATCCCTCTCCGTAATGGTAGTTGTTCCAAAAATCATTATATCTGCCCCAATAATAAAACCACCGATTCTCATTGATGTCATTGTCATATAGAAAATACTTTTGATTCGGATTACTGCCAACATTGTTAAAGCGAATCTTACGATAGCCATATCTGCGGACAAACAAGGTTCGTCCGGAACCGTTCTGATCGGAAAGATAATTATGCTGCGCAAGGATGAAATCGACCGCTGCGCCATTCTCCACGATTTTAACAATCGTACCATCAGGCAGATTGGAAAGTGCAGAAGATTGGGTAGAAATGTTCAGGCTTGCAGATTCTCCAAATGCACTCGCGGTAACCGTTGCGCTGCCTTTGGAATTCCACCAGATGCGACAAGTAGAAACACCATCGCTGTTGCTGAGAACCTGCAAACGAACAGCGCCGCCACTCGTGCTCCAATTGATGCTCGGAGCACTCGAAACAGTCGGGTGGAAGGTTGCGGTGACGTCGTTGTACTGACTCCAAGAAAGGTTTGCCGAACTCTGGCTAAGCGTAATATAAGGTGCTTCTCCCGTTACTTGGCAAGAAGCGGAAGAATTGCCCGCGCTTGCCGTAACAGTAGCAGTTCCTTTATGGGAATACGAAACGCGACAAGTGGAAACGCCGTCAATGTTGGTCAAGACGTCCAAGTGCACAATGTTAGCGGGGGACGCTCTCCAACCGATTGCGGGGGAATCCATAGATGCAGGAGTCAGCCGCGCGGTTAAAATACGAGAATCGGCATATTGAAGAGAAAACGAGATTTGGTCAAGAGATACCGAAGCAATGTCAGAAAGCATATAACCTTCCAACGTTCCCTTAAAGCAGCCGTTGAAAGTGTACTTTGCATTCGTGACAAACATTTCCGACGCATAGCCAAAGCTGTGATTGAGCTTCACATGGTCAAGCGCGTCAATATGAGGGCTGGCGCGATATTCCAAGCTCGCTTTTTTTCGCGTAGAGAGAATGGAGTAGGCTTCCGTCATGGAATTCTTGCCCTTCTCCAAAATGGAATCATTCAGCAAAGGATTGCTAATAGACTGCGTAACACCATCAACGTTAGAATTGCTCGGATAAAGGCGAGTTGTATTGTTGATACTGCAAGAGACGTCTTTCAATCGAGGCGAAAAAGTGATTTCGGGCCACTTATAATTGTTCATCGGGTCGATTTCATAGACCTCAGAAGAAGAACCCGCAAAAAACGTAGGCCGTTCGATTCGAATTTCGCCCTCGCGAGTTTGGTACAAGACCATACCCGCTGCATTTGCAGCCATCTGCAAAATATCCGAATTCTTGTAGGAAGAGTTATTCTCTTTGCTGATATCTACGGTATAATCCTTTAGCTCATCAGAAATAGAATAAGACGCAGTGTTTTCAGGAAGCCGAGAAAGCGCATCCATGCAAATATCGTACAATGTTCCGCTTTTTCTGCCAATATACGCAGAGTCCATCAGGAACCCAAGAGCATCGCGAGCAACGAAGGAAGCTTCAATGCCGTTTGCCGGAACACTCCATTCAGACATAAAGAATTTACCGCCGTTAATCCACTCGGTCGTTCCATCAATATCCATTCCGTAGCTGACCGTGACAAGCTGACGCTCATAAAGGTATCGATACATACCTTGCGGGTTCAGAGGGTTCCACGTTTGTTGGCTATTATCAAGAGAAAAAGAAATGCTGTCTTTGGAAAGCTGGCCGGATATTGGGTCACGATTTGACTCATGAGTGTAAGAGATCAAGTTATTTTTTGTATAAGCCAGCCTGAAACCGATCATGAACCATTCAATTCTTGCCCTATGGTCAGGCAAACACCAAGACAAGACCTCAAGAGTGATTTTGTCGTAGCCGGAGATTTCCCAATCGACTTCGGCTCTAACACTGTTATTATCGTTGACAGTAATCGTGCTTACTTGCGTGTCTCCAGAATATGCCGCAAGCTTAAAGCTTTTGGCATATTCGTTTAACGTCTCAGACCACAAAATCGTAATGCCGGGAATAGGTCTCGTGTGAAGTCTGCTGAAAGTAAACGTCAGCTTCGGATGGTTTGATTCAGAAACAATATCACGGCTGATGTATCCGGCTTCATTGGCAGAAGAACTGGACTCTGGCAGAAGCAAAAATGTTCCGTCAAGCAAATGAAGATTTGGCTCTCCGGTTGCGTATTTTGAAATAGTGCGTTTACCGTTGTCAGACGTGATTCCAGAAACATTGCTGAAAGAAGCCTGAGTATCTGCGCTTGCAGAAGCATCTTTCTGAACGCCGGGTTCTGTACTATCATAAAAAATCTTGACAAAGGTTTCAGGGACAAGGGTCTCCTTGAACTTGTCAAGCCATTTTTGCGAAGGATGCTCCATTTATCAAACCTCCACAAGTGACAATTTGCATCCAGTCCAGCCCATTACGTTTCCGCTGTTTTGGCTTCGCCTCCACATTCCAGACGTGCGATCGGATACATACATCTGTCGCGTTTCATAAGTGTTTGTTGCTTGGTTTAAAAATCGAACAGAGCAATAAAAATTCTTGGTAAACAGGCTAAGGACGGTTGCCCACTGGGCTGCGGTCAGGTAGTTCCACGACAGCGATACTTTTGCAACATCGTGCCGCACGACGGCCCCAACCACTTTTCCTTGAGTATTTCGTCCAGAATCCACAATAGTGCTTGTGGTAGCTTCATAAGAGGACGGTTCAGGCAGCGCCGTACCGTTCACTGTGACCAGTGCTGGAATATTTGCCATAGAACTGTCGCCTCCTTAGTAGCTGTATGCTTCCGTTCCCATCAGGGACATCCCGCGATCGCTCTGACGTTTTTCGACCGCAGAAGTGATTTCCTTTCCGTCGAGATAAACCCGAACGGTGAAGTTTCCGTTATCGGTGCCCTTGAATCCAGATTCCTGCATAGCGGCGATAAAGCCTTCTTTTACAGAATCTCGAAGCTCAGACGGGGTAAGCTCTGCGGAGCGGCTGTAGCTAGAAGTGTAAGAGCCAGAACTATTTGCTTCCGAATACTGGCTCGTTCCCGGAACGTTGGAATAATCCACGTTTCCAGAAGCGATAGAATCAACGGCCGGGCTGCTTTCCCGACTTGCCGCAATCTTATCTGCGTATTCAAACAGCGGGTTTTTTACGTATTCGATTTGTCCGCCCCAGAGCTGAGCAACAAGGTTGTATGCGCCAATCATAACGTTGACGCCGTTAACGAACCCCTGAATAAACAGGCCTAGCAAACGAACGATTCCTTCAAAAATATAGGACATGAAATTCTTCAAGCCGCCCCATACGGAAGAAATGCCGCCCGCAACATCGCTATTCGTTCCGGCCAGATTGAGCAAAGCGCCAGCCAGCATTGCAATCAGCGAAACAACAAACAGAATCGGGTTTGCGTCCATTGCAATATTTAATCCGGTCTGCGCCGTCGTGGCCGCAACGGTCGAAGGAACCAACTGACCGATAAAGCTCGATGCCATACCGGCAATGTTGTTCCAAACGCCACTCAGGTTGCTTGTCAGCCAAGTAAGGCTGTTTTCTGCAATAGACTTGATTTGTGCACGCTGCTCATCATCCATCGCATGATAGAAATAGGAAGCCGCCCACTTACCAAGAGACTGCAAATCACCCTTCTCGATGGCAGTGCCGAGCGTCTGCATACTGCCCAGAAAATCGTTCTGCAAGCTGGAATCAATCTGCTGCCACTGGGTATCCAGACCGTTTAAGAACCCGGTAACGTAGTTGGTAGCCTGAGTAGAACCGGCGGCAATCAGCTCGCTGCCTTTCTCCTGCACGGCGTCTACAACGCCCTGCATGGCATCGGTGACGTAGGGGATAGCAGCAGTGATGCCGTTTGCAAGGCCTTGGTCGATGTAGATACCGAACTGTTCAAAAACTTTGGAAGGGGAGTGGATGCCGAGAGCGTCCTTGAAGCCATTGATAAAGCCATCGGTGAAATTCTTAATACCATTTGTAACGGTACTCCATGCATCTTTTAGGCCGTTGATTAGGCCGTCCCAGATGAATTTGCCAAGTTTTCTTAATTCGGCAGGAAGCTTTTTGAACTCCACGACAATAGACGAAACGATTTTTGGAATTTCCACAACAACAAAAGCCACCATACGCTCCCGCCATTCGGAAATAATGTCAAGAGTCTTTAGGATCGCAGTCCAAATATTCCCCGGAAGTTCTTCAAAAAACTTAACAACAGACGAAACGATTTTGGGAACTTCGGTTGTTACAGTAGTGACCATGTTTCCGACCCACTCCCCGATTTTGCCGACGGCAAAGCCAAGGGCATAGCCGATTTTTTCAGGAAGAGAGCTGAACCACTCGCCAATGCTGTTTATGATGTTCCCAACCTTTCCGGGAAGAGAAGTCATAAAATCAATGGCTGCATTCCACTTGGTAACAATAATTTGCTTGATGGCTTCAATGCGCTGCTCAAAAACATTTTCGACATAATGCATTTTAATGTCGGCTTCTGCGGCGGCATCTGTTTTTTCGCCGCTCTCTTTAGCGCCCCATTTGATACCAGCCCAGTGAAGAACAAGGCCAATACCGACACCAGCAGCGGCAACGGCCCCAGCAACAGGAAGGCTTGCGCCAACAAGCAATGCAACGCCAGCACCAGCAACGCCGCCAAAAATTCCCATCAAAGCAGCAATGATGGTATCAAGAACCGGAAATTCTTTCAGCTTTTCGCCAAGAGAGAATGTGATTCCCGCAAATGTGATAAGTCCGGCAAGACCAATAGAAAGCGTTGCGGCTGTACCAGTGGCTACTCCAAGATTAGTGAGCAACGTGATGCCCGCAATGGAACCAAAAGCAGTAGTTAAAGCGGATTGAATCCATGTGCTTGCATTGCCAAGATTTGCTTCGCCAGTGCCAAGAGCGTAAGTCAGTCCGGCAAGGCTTGCCACAAAAGCGATGCCCATGCCAAGCGTAATGCCATCTGCTCCTATCGTGCGCCAAAGAACAAAAAAACCAAACGCGGCAGACACCACTTCACCTAAAAGCTCAAGAGGGTTTCCACTAGATGCGTAGCCTTTTGCAAAACTGAATACTAACGATGCTTCGACAACAACTGTTGCAATTGAAAGGGCCAACTTTCGCAATTCCGTCATCTTGGAAATTGCTGTCGCAATGTCCGTTAGAAAATCAACAATTTTCCACAACGCAAGTGCGGCGGCGATAGCACCAATAATCGGTAGCATGCCTTTGATTTTCTGCTTGATAGCATCAATCTGCTTTGCGAACTCTTCGTTGTACTGCTTGAACATATCGTAGCCGGACAGGTCTACATCGCCCAAGATGTTGCCAGCAGATGCCCCGCTGCCAGAACCAGAGCTTCCCTGCGTTGGGTCGATGATGTTGAGTTCATCAAAGCCCATCGTGTAGTCCTTCAAGGCCTTGGCAGCTTTCTTTGTCGAATCGGCTGTATCATCCATTGCGTCGCCGATGCCGCCAACACTATCAGCGCTCTTGGTGAAATCAGTGAACACGACCTTCACACCCATCAGCTTTGCCACCCATTCAACGAACTCTCGAATGAGCTGTACGGCGGCAATCAGTGGGGGGAGAATGGCTTTCAGGGAAGGGTAGAGCAGAGAGCCAACAGACTTTGCCAGCATATCCAACTGCGCTTTCAGAATTTTAATCTGGTTCGCAGGGCTCTGGATGGTCTGTGCAAGGTTGCCCTGCACGTTGGCAGTCTGCTTCATAATGGCAATGTAACGCAGAACCGCCTTATCTGCCTGAGACAAGCTAGAAACCTGCTTGTTAAAGCCCAAAGCAAGAAGCTCCTGCTGCAACCGTGCCTGAGTTAGATCAATGCCCAAACGGCGAATAGGCTCAATCTCGCCAGAAATAGCGGAGGACATTGCGGTAAAGGTTACAGCAACATCCTTGTTCCAATAGGAACCTTCGTCATAGGCAAGCTGGGTCAAGTTCTTGGACAGAACGTATGCTTTGTCACTGGTCAGACCGAACGAAGTACCCAAGCTCTGAATGGTAGCCATATAGGTCATCGCTTTGGTCGGGTCAACGCCAAGCAAGCCTTGCATCTTGCTAATGAGCGTATCCGCTTCACCGCTCAAATTGCCCATGGCATTATGAAACAGGTCTGTCGCTTCGTAAAAGTCATTGAACTTCGCAACAGCGTTGCCAAGATACTCAGCAATGGCTTTCAACGACACCAGCTTTGCCATGTTCCGCATAAAGCCGTTCATCTGGCTGGAAAGGCTCATGTAGCTTTTTGCAGATTTACTGCTTGCTTTTGTAGCACCGTCCGTTGCCGCAATGACCTTTTGGATGTTGGAAGGCAACTTCGCGAACGAATTTCCTACTGTTTCGATTTTGGAAGCAAGCGGGTCAAGGGCATCTGTGATTTTCTTGCAAGAAGTGGCAAAATCATCCAGTGTTTTTGAATCCAGTTTGCTACTAAAATCTGGAATTTTTGCAATGGAATTAAGCGCGCTGCTTACACTTCTAAGGCCAGACGCATCAACTTTGGAAAGCGGTGATAAGCCGTTTTGTAGGCTATTCATTTTGCCTTTCAGCCCAGAAAGGTCAAGGCCTTTCAAATCGACCGAAGAAATCCTAGTTAATGCACTGGCAACTGAACGGATACCTTTTGCGCTTTCAGACAGGTTTACATTGGAAATCCTATCCATAAAATCGTTGATTCTACTAAGCCCATCCATACCAGACGAAGCAGACTTCAACGCAGATATAGATTTCGCTAAAGTATCAAGGCTAGAACATACCTTGCCAACGTTGCCCTTTTTGCGCAAATTAGAAATGGCGGTAGTGAGCTTGTCAATATTAAGCTCTGCGCCCTGCGATTCCGCAGAGATTTCTACGGATAAGCTCGTAATATCAACATCAGCCATCACTACCACCATCACTTTCCATCATAGAGAACATCATTCTCTTGATTCGCTCCTGCGCCTCAACTGCGCGTTGGTATTCATACTCGTCTTTCTCCTTTTGGGTAAGGGGAATCGGTCTATCCATGTACTTGATGGGGCTAGACCCTTTCTTTCGGAACATATTGCCAACCGTAGAGGAAAGCGCAGATGCCATGTAAAAACCGTTTCTCCATGCTTCTGCATTGGCTCTGCGTTCTCGCAGCTCCTCTGCGTCACGGTATACCTTAGCCAGCCAGACATCGCCGTGCCAGAACTGCTCGTAGGTCATGCCAATGGAGATGTAATAGGCTTCTACATCGTGGAACAGCTTGGAGAAGGAGAACGATTCTCCCTCTCCGTCTGATTCCTGAGATTGTGCGGTTACACAATCTCCCACGTTGCGTTTTTTGCGGTCTTGTCCTCGGTATCAGTTGCCAGCAGAGACTTGGAAGCGTCCATAAACATCTCAAGCAGAATGCCCATCAGATCTTCCTTCTCGTCGATGTGGGCAAACATTTCGTCCACGACTTTACGCTTGATGCCACGATTCCGGGCGATAAACGCGCCGTAGAACAGGGCGCGGGAGTTGGACAGCAGGTTGGTCATCTGGGTGTACTGACCAATCTGAAAGCCTGCGCGTTCGGTGGCTTCCACGCTGTCACGGGTGAAAGTCAGCTCATAAGTGTTCTTGCCATCGGGGGAATGAAAGTTGATAACCTTTGCAGCCATAATAAATGCTCTCCTTTATAAATAGGGGCAGAACCAAATCCGTTGTTCAGTTCTGCCCGGTTTGATTGATTTGATTAAGATGTATTAGCTAACGTCAAGGGAAACAGTTTCAGCCCATTTGGGTTTACTCAGGAAAATAATGTTGATGGGGAACTCCAACGGTTCATCAACGCCTGCGCCGGACATACCGCACTGGTGCATACCATCCCAAGTAAACCCAGAGCCATCAGAAAACTTCAGAGCATAATGATGCGTGGCGTTAAGCTCTCCATCCGAATCCTTATATCCACGCGCAATAACGGCACCATAATCCGTCTTGTTGTAGAACGCAGTAAAAGGTTTAAGATCAGACTGGTTGATGCCAAAAATCTGTTTCTGCATAGGGTCAGAAAGGGTAGTGACGTCCAAAAGGTTCGGGTCGGAAATCAGGTCAGGAAAATCCTTGATGTCGCACAGCTTGGTCATAGTGCCGGAAGTTCCTTCATAAAGAGTAATTCCGTAGCTAGAAATACCAGTTGCCATAGAATGTTTACCTCCTTAGTTTCGGTAAATCATTCCGTCCTCTCCGATTGTTGCCCCATAGCTGCAATCAATCCGATAGACGGAATTGTTGTACAGCCCATTCAACGGGGCAAACGATTTTCGATAGAAATTGAGCGGTTCCAATACAGAATCCACGATGCTCACAATAGAACGTGCTTCTGCAATGCGTCCGCTTGTTTTGTTGGAATAGACACGCACACGCAGGGAAACGGCAGCATACTTGCTTCGGCTGGCAGAATCCCGATGAACCGGGAGGTTGCTGTTTTCCTCTATCTGCACACACGGAAACTTCTTGACGTTGCTGTCGTTGATTTCACCGGTAACAAAGATGCCGGGCACTTGCTTTCGCAGTTCTTTGGCAACAGCCGTAAAGATAGAATTGAAATAATCAATCAACTATTCCAAACCTCCCTCCACGTTGCTTCTACCTGAGAAGCCATTTCTTCAACAGCTCCCCACATAGCCATAGCCGGTTCGTTGCCGCTGGTGTAGTTCAACTGACCTTTGCCATCGACCTGCTTAACAGGCGTGCCAGCGTTGCCAGATTCGCCGTAGTAGTACCAACGCTTGTGCTGTCCGTTCCCTTTGCCATATGTTCCGTGTTCGCCAACACCATCAGGGAGTTCGCCGCCATAAGCGGAATGAGAAACGCCGGTGCCAAATTCGATGTGAGCAACCGCCTTGCCTTCTGCAACGATGGTACAGGTGTTTCCGTTCTGCTCAACATGGCAAGAAACATCGTTGCTGCCAGCATATTCGGCATTAGCAAATCGGACTTTCGCAACATCAAGTCCATTGTCAGCCAATGCCCGCGCAAATTGCTGTGCTTTTTGATTCAGGGTGGTCTTGTATTCCTGTATCTGACGTTCAGCATCACGAAGTCCGGCATCGCTCAACCTCACTTTAATTTTCACTTGCGGCCACCTCCTTCAGCGCATACAACGTGTCCGTGATATGCTCTGCGACCTTGACCACAATGTAGTTGAAGGGCTTTGAAACGTCCGTCTGAAACCAGACGCGCGTGCCCTCATAAAGTGGAGTGTTATGTTTTTTGCTGGATGAACTGACCACATAGCTGTAATCCGTGAACGCCCCAAAAGGGCTTGCTTCCGCAGAACCAGTAGGCGGGCTGACGTTCAGAATCAGTTTTGCAGGGTCACTCCACGTCTGCGATGTTTCGCCGGTTTCGTTTCCCCATTCGTCCACAACAGGTTTTTTCTCGCCGATAGGGTTTGAATACCAAAGCGGGCGCTTGTCCAGAGGGCTTCCATTGAACATCAGCCGATAACACCTACTCTCGGAACCACTTCGTTAAGCAGGGACTGCGCCACATCGGACGATTCCCACACACGAGTGATACCGTTATTGGTATAGCTCGTCTGTCCGTTTGCGCCGATGTGGTTGTACAGTTCCGCTGCAATGCGTATCTGCAACGACTGATACTGCAAGGGCAAATCGCTCGGTCTGTTGCCGAAGGGGTAGCCCTGTGCAAATATCTTGTCTTTGGCGAAATCAAGCAGCAGGTCAAAGAGTGGGTAGTCCTCGTCCGTGACTTCACGGTCAAGTGCAGGGGCAATGTACTGCCCCAACTTGACTGCCGTTTCGGAATACTGGTCTCCCATGCTGCTTTCCTCCTTTCGCCTTAGTAAGCCTTGATGCAGTACACAGCGTCCATGCGCTCAAAGGACGGAAGGACGATTTCAGAAGCATAGACGTTGGCGTTGACCGGGTGAACGGTCAGTTCGGTGGTGATGGCAACGCCGGTGTTCACAATGGACACAGATGCACCAGACTGGCCAGACAGCAGGTCGGCTTCCTCAGGAGTAGTGCCGTACCAGACATTGCCCAGCGCGCCAGCAGGGGTGATAACCACCATGCCGTCAGGCAGATACTTCTCACTTGCACTGTACTGGTCTGCCTTGAACATCTTGTCGTACAGATGAATGGTCAGACCGGTTGCAGATTCGATAATCTGCCGTGCTTCAGCGTCCAGCAGAACGGCGTTTGCCTTTGCGGTGACGGTCATGAACCGGTTCTTCACTTCGTCCGCAGCGATCATGTTGCGGAAGGTGGCGGTGTTCATGTACACTTCGGTCACGACCTCGCCAACGCTTGCCAGAACAGCATCCTTTGCGGCGTTCAGGTCTGCAATAGGGGTGGCGGTGGACGCAGACCACTTAGACTTGGCGACACCACTGATATCCTTAAAGTTGGTGGATTTCCAGCCGCTGTCCGGGTCGTAGTTGTAGGTGTAGTTCACACCGTTTGCCTTGATGGTGATGCCCGGAACGCCATTGGCGGGAGCCAGAAGCTGCCAGATCATGCGCTCAGGAACAATGCGTGCGCCAGTGATAAGCTGTGCGGTGTCATCGTACAGACGGTTCATTACGTCACGGGCATAAGGGTCGTTATTGTCCAGAACACGCAGGATTTCCTGACGGTCTTTTTCGCCCAGATGGTAGCCCTCACGGAAGAACGGCATCTCGGTCTCATCGAACTTGAAGCCCTCACGGGTGCGGAACGTAGCCTTTGCGTCAAATGCGCTGGGCATCAGAGACACGCCCACGCCCTTGTGACCGCGCAGCCACTTCAGGTCAAGACCGGCCTTCTTCTTAGCGGGGAACAGTGCATCAGATGCAAAGGGCATCGCATTTGTGGGGTCATTCGTCCAATAGGCGGCAATTGCAGCCGGGGCAAAGACTTCCTTAAGATTCAGTGCCATGTTGTTTTACCTCCCATTAAGCGTTCACGCTGATGTTGTCACGGCAGAAGATGCCGGGGACGGCAGTCTTGAGTGCCTTGATTGCGTCAGCGTCAAAGGTGAAGCTGGAGCTTGCCGCTGCTTTCTTGGTGTCGATAACACCACGAATCAGCAGGGAAGCATTGGGGTTCTCTGCCGGGTCAACGTCATACAGCAGAATGCCGTCAGCGTTGATGCTCTTTGCGCCAGTATCGCCGGTAACGGTAGCTTTCTTGCCAGCCAGCGTCATGGGATAGCCAGCCTTAACCGCAGCAGCCTCGGTCACGGTAAAGGGAATGGCAGTGTAGTCATTGGAAGCAAGGATGGTATCGTTGATTCCGTTGACCGTGTTTCGGGTAAACTTCATGTTTTCCTCCTTGTTAATGGAAAGCACTCATCGCGTCACTCGATGCCTTAGAAGTATTTGCGTTCTGCTGTGCAAGGCTCTTAGCAAACGCTACGCCCTCACTGTCAGAACCGCCCTTACCATCCGCACCCGGAGGTGTGGGCATATCCTTCAGCAAAGAAGCCTTGTATGCGGTGTCATGGGCGGTCATAAACTCCGACTGGAACTTAAACACCTTGTCCATGTCGCCGTCAGCCAGTGCAGATGCAGCCTTGCCAGCCAGTTCAGCGTCATAACCCTGTGCAACGAACTTCTCACGGTAAGATGCAAGGGTCTTTTCCTTGACGAGGTTCTCTTTGTCGGCAGTCAGGGCTTCAATCTGTTTCTGCATCTCTGCCAGCTTGTCAGCCTGTTCCTGTGCGGCGTTCTCGTCATCGGTACGCTTTGCTTTGAGCTGCTTCTTGTACTCGGCGGCTTCGCCGTTGGCTTTCGTTACGGCGTTGCGCAGCTTCTCGACCTCTGCGTTAGGGTCTGAAACCTTTTCCAGCGCAGAAATGATTTCATCGGCGGTCATGCCCTCTTTGTAGGCATCACCAAGCAACACATTGAGTTTCATATCGTTAATTTCCTCCTGCGTTTTTTTACCGTTGCTTCCCTGCAACGCTGCGAAATTTATATCCCGGCTTCCCTGCCGGAATATGCAAAGGGTTATTCGCCCTCTGTTTCTTTATTGGTGCTGTCAGCCTGTCCGTCAGATGTTTTGTTGGCATCAACGACTTATTCAGGCCGTTTCTCCTGCGTTCTCGGAGCTTTGCCATCCTCGCCCAACTTACCAGCGGCAATCAGGAAGGGCTTGCTCATTTCATAAGCAGCCTGCGGGTCAGGGAACAGACCGGGCGTAGTGAACGCCAACTGCGGGTCAATGCTCTGACTAAGCATCTGTGCAAAAATCTGAACCTTGCTCTGCTGGTTATCGTACTGACGGCGGGGCAGCTTGATGTTAATGTCACTTGCCATCAGCTTAGAACCAGCCGTATCACGCAGGATTTTCAGCATCACAGACAGGCTTTGGCGTTCAGCGTACTTGAACATATTCTCGTACTGCTGCGCCCTTGCTTCGGTATGATTCCAGCCATTTCGGACGATGACTGCACCCACGTTGTCGGACGTTGCGTTCTCGCTGCCAGTAGCACTAGGCATAGCAGTCAGGCTGCGGTACACGTTCAACATGGAATCAAGCAGGGTCTGACTCTGCTGCTGGTCAAGTTCGTTTGCAATCTGCGAGACAGAAGCAGGCAGACCAGCGGTGGACTTCAGGCACATTGCGCCCAGTTCCTTGACCTTGTTAAGCGCATTCTCGTCCACAAGGCAGTTCGTAAACACCATGATGGACTGGATGAACTGCGCTACACCGTCCAGACGGTTGCTTTCAAGGTCGTTGATGGCATCCAACACAGGAATAGCCGGTTCAAACAGGCCCATCCGCTCCGGGTTGAGCTTGTATTCGACCATCGGCAACATTCCAAGAGAATGGTTTTCTGTTTTCGTTACCTTACCGTTGTCGATTTCAAAGTACTGGTTTGGTGTGTACACGCAAATCAGGTCGTTCAGGTCATTCTGATAATTGCGTGGGATGTGCAGAACATTGGCGATGGGCTTGTGACCGATGCCGGAGTTGTAAATCACATACGCCATGTCTGGGTCTGGAACGTCAACCAGCAAGGGTGTTTCATCCGGGTAGTTTCCGCCGTACCCCTTATCAGGAAGAACAATGCGGTATCCCTGTCCGCACTCCAACATCCACTGCCAGAGCCGCCGATCAAGCGCGTCCTTGCCCTCATACTGCAAGGCGTTAGACAGACGGGCGATTTCCTCACCGTCACCTGTTGCCGTTTCAGACCGCACATAAGAGCAAGGCGTGCCGCTCATATAGCCTGTGTAGAAGCCAACGCACTCATTGGCGTGGTTCTCTACAATGCGATTGGTGATTTCAGCGTGGTATTCCTTCGTGCGGAGGAGGACAGGCTGATTGCCCAAGTAGTAATTGTGCAGGAAACGAATCTCATTCTTGTTCAGCAGATGAATAGGCTCTGCCTTGCCCATGACAACTTTCAGCACATTCTCCCGATTGATTTCCGTCTCCGGCGTTTCAATCGTTCTACGTCCGGTCAGCGGATTATTCAAAAAGCCGCCAACGACCATCTGATACTTAGCCATGCGTTCCTCCTTTCTGGCAAAATAAAAAGCGCAGCAAGAAAAACCTGTTAAGGTCTATCTCACTGCGCCAAAACTGCGCTTCAAAAGCTATTTACTTTTCAGGTGGATGGATGATTTTGACCCATCCTTCTTTCGTGTCTCCTTCGATAACGCCCTTGCATCTGTCGCACTTGAAATGGTATCGTCCGTCCACTTCGCCAAGATAGCGGTTGCAACGGACGTTCTTGTAAATTGGGTTCTGGCGGATACAAGGGCAGCAGATTCTAACCAGCATGAGCGCTCCTTTCGTTGGATTTCTGGAAACAGGCTGTTGAGCACAGACCTGTCAGAAGCTACTGGGAAACTGTTCGCACTTCCAGCCGTGCTATTCTTCGCCCGAAGAAAACCATTGCAGCCCTTACATTCAGTTGTTGGACAAACGCAAAACGGGTAAGCTGCAATTTTGGTGCTGCATCATGGATTTGAACCAATGTATGTCCGGTTATGAGCCGGATGCTCTAGCCTGACTGAGCTAATGCAACATAGAAACCCGGCTTGATTGGTTAACCGCTGCTCTTTGCAATGTCATGCCTAAACATTACATTGAGAGCCGGGAATAGCGGTGGAGGTTTTGGGGAATAAGTCCATGCAAAGCTAGGTAGTTGGTTGTGCTGCGTAACGGAATCGAACCGTTGCTTGCCATCCGTGAGGGAGACAGGCTGGCATCCCCCTTACAATTGGAAACGCAACATATAAAGCCCGGTGAAGGCAAAAGAGTGAGAAAACCTCCACCGGTGAAAGGAGGAATATGCTCATTGACACGCACGCGAGTAAAAATGACAAAACCCCGCGTGTAAGCTATTCCTTTAAGGGAAGCTGCAAAACTTCCTGCGTACATTATAAGCCTTGTCAAGTGGTGAAATCAAATAAATAGACCCAGCGAACACAATATATTGTGTTTTTAATCAAAAAGGCCTCTTGACAGGCTCAATTTTACTGATTCCGTTATACAATTCATCGGCAAGCTGTGCCAGACTGTCCGGTGCGTCATCATGCGGAACTTTGCCAAGCTGCGTGAACATCGTCACCTGTTCCATGAATGCCTTGTACTCTTTCGACTGGTGTTTTTCGTCAAGAAAGTAGAACCGCTTAATGTCCGGCGCATACTGGATGATTCTGGACAGCTTGCTTTGACCGCTGGGCGCACGCTGGCTGCGGACTGAGCAGTGATAGCCCTGCTGCCGGAGTTGGCTGTCTACCACATCACAGTATTCATCACCGCCGTTGTTGGCTTCGCCACGCACCACATTGATTTTGTGCTGGATGATTTTGCCCACGACTTCCGGTCTGGTCACGGTCTTATCGCCGTTATTGAACACAAGGTCGGGGATGAACACAGCATCGCCGTACACATAAGCAATAGGACAGGCGGTGAAGTCCCCGCCACCCCATGCAATATCCATGACCATGAGCTTGCGATCGGGCTCACCATCAGGCAGAACGCCGTTAAAATACCGCAGTTCATCGGCAGGGAACAGCAGACCTTCACGCACATAGGGCTTGCCCATGTACTTTGCCCACCATGTAGCATCGTCAATGCTGGCTTTCATGTCGGCATAGTAAGCATCGTCAAATCCCACGCCGTAATCATAATTGAAATTGCTGTGTCCGTTCTCGTCCACAGCGGGAATCACCCGAAATCTGTACTTTGGATTGTCTGCGTACTGGCTTTGGATGCGCCCTAAAGGGTCAAGCACGTTCCAGCGCGTGCCGACCATCAGCTCCAATGCGCCCTGCTTTTTACGGTCTTTTAGCTGATTCAGGTAGGCATCGTACTTGTTGTTCAGGCGCTCAACATTCAGGCTTTCCTCCAAGTCCTCAATCAAGTCATCGCTGTACAGAACGCCGCCCTCGCCGATTTCAACAGCACCAGTCAGCGTACCGCCGATGGAACGACAAGTCAGGGTGGGGAAGCGTTTCTTTCGATTCAGGTCAACGCTTTCGTCCTTTGCGCTCTTATCCACAAGCTGAACGTCAGGGAAGATTTTGCCCCAGTTATAGGTAACGGGGTCAGTGATGATGGACAGCACTTCTCCGTAGAAGCCGTTGGTCAGCTTGTCAGAATGTCCGCTCATGACCGATGCAACGTCCGGGCGGTTTCCCATCAGCCATGTGATAAAAAATATACAGAGCGTACTTTTTCCAGTACGCGGTGGCTGACTTACACCAAGAAATTCTACACGATGGAAAAACAAGTCCTCTAGATCACGAACCAGCGTAAGAAGAACCTTTCTTCGTGGCTGATAAAACTTCTTCTCCGGCGCACGATTCCATTCAAGGTAGATGCAATAGCTGTCGAACACATCTTTTGCTTCAAACAGGTACGTCCGGCTGATAATGTCATAGACCTTCGCCACGTCCTCGCCTGTTTTCATCTTGGCCATCATAGCTGCACAGACAGAGCGCAGCTCGCCGGAGTATTTATAGGCATCGAACCGCTTGTCTTGCGGCAGAGCGTCTCTCAGGTTCACGACCGCCTGAAGCCAGTCCTCATAGACCTGCGCTTCTGTCGGATTCTGCTTTGCATACGATTTGATGCTGTCGATGATTGCAATGCACTGTTTTGGCTGCATAAAAAATAGGCACCCCCTACCTGAAAATGTAAAGAGTGCCTACAACTGCACAAAAATCAAATATTCGGTTTTATAATGCTGTTTCGGAAAAATTATTTACTAAAATCCATCTTAATAAACGGGTTGCTCAGTTTATTTGACTTCTTTTGCAAGCTGGCTGAGCCTGCGTTTCAGCTCGTCCGCATCGTAGTACAAAGCGTCCGCGATGGCATTGAGAATATCCGGCTTGTCGGTGTAATCACACAACGTTTCAATGAGCTTCAAGCTTTGATCTGACAATTTTGCGGTTTTCATGTCGTTTTCCTTTCGGTTTTATTCTCCCGCTTTGAAATTGTAAATGGGCTTAATGTGTTTTACAATATCAACTGTTGGGGAGATTGCGTTGATAATCTCCTGTGCTGGCTTATATGCCATCGGGCATTCATCTAACGTGGATTCATCGGCTGAGGTAGTGTAAATTCCGTTCATCTGCTTTTGATATTCTTCAACGCTGAATGCTTTTTTAGCCGCTGTTCTGCTATATAACCTACCAGCTCCATGAGGAGCGGAGAAGTTCCAATCAGGATTGCCCTTGCCAACGCAAATAAGGCTTCCATCTCTCATATTAAGAGGAATGATTAGCCTTTCTCCCTTTCTAGCGGATACAGAACCTTTTCGGATAATATCATCCGATTCATCAATATAGTTATGAACGGTTTCAAAGAAGGACGCATGGGTCAGTATAGAATTGATTCCAACGCCGTCTAAAATGGTATGCATAATTCTTGCCCGATTCATTTTCGCAAATGCCTGACAAATCCGCATATCGTTAAGGTAAGAATCACGTTCTTTCCCTTCAAGATAGCAAAGCTCATTCGGAATATCAGGGAACTGAACATTCAGCTCTTTGATTTTTTGCGAGATTTCATGTTCACGACCCTGCGCTTTCAGTTCTGCAATCAGGCGTTCCGTAGCTTCTTTTCTTTTGTTCTTTCCTTTAAGATTTGAAATAGCTACGCTTTGATGGTACTCGGCAACCTGCTTTCCGAGATTTCTGCTTCCAGTATGGATAACAAGGTACTGGTTTTTTTCTTCGTCCTCGTCCAGTTCGATAAAATGATTACCGCCACCCAAAGTACCCATGCTACGAAGAACCCAGTCAACATTATGCAGGCTATCTTTACAGTCAAGTTGGTTAAGAAAGGTTCCCGACATTTTTTGCGATTCGTGAACATTCATTCCAGCCGGAACTCGTTCTCTGATTACTTTATCCAACTTTTCCGGGTCGATATGTTCAATTCCGAGTTCAGCAACAAGCATTCCGCAGCCAATGTCCACGCCGACAATATTAGGAATGACCTTCTTGCCCAAGTTTGCCGTGAATCCAATGACGCATCCAGAGCCAGCATGAACATCTGGCATAATGCGAATCTTGCATCCGTCAACAAAACTCTGATTGCAAAGCGTCAAAATCTGCTCAGTTGCCTTATCTTCAATATTGTCCGTAAAAACTTTTGCAGAAGCATATTTTCCGTTAATCGTTTTCAATGTATTCTCCTTTCTCATTCGGTTTTATTCTAGGTTGCGAACAATGTCACCTGTTCTGTTCAGCAATCCGATACCATGTCTGGCGGGTCACACCAAGCTGCTTGGCGGCATCCGTGACCGTGAGAATGCGCTTCTCCACCTGCTCATGGAGAACGTCAAAGAGGTTGCGGTCGTACTCGGTGGGCTTGCGGCCTTCCCTATAATCGGGGCGCTGGCTGGCAATCTTCTTGCCCTCTCTGGTGCGTTCAACAATCATGTCACGCTCAAACTGGGCAAACACAAGGAACATACCTCTCATAGCCCTACTTGCAGGGGTGTTGTCCATCACGCCAAGATTCAGCACGTTCACCCGGATTCCTTTTTCAATCCACGAATCAATCAGTTCATACCCACCAACAAGGCTTCTGGCAACACGATCTAGCTTTGTCACAACGATTGTATCGCCGCTCTGGACTTCCGCTTCCAGCTTGTCCAGTTCCTTACGTTCCATTTTAGTGCCGGTATATACCTCTTTGAAAATCTTAGTTGCGCCAGCGGCCTTGAGGGCTTCTTCCTGTGATTCAAGGCTGTTACCGTCAATCGCCTGTCCAGCGGAACTGACACGAGCATAACCGTAAATCATTCAGATTCACCGTCTCTTTCAAGAACTTTAAGAACAAATTCATCCGATGCAACATCAGCACCAATAGGCTGAATCACGATTTGGTATTTCATTTCTTCCAAGAGCATTGCCATTGTGGACAACTTCAAATCATCCGCATTAACACGGTTTGTCACATAAGAAGAAACTTCATATCCCATTTGCCTTGCAAGAGATGCAGAAGTATATCCTCTGATTTTCATAACGGAACGAAGAATGTCCCCGGAATTGACTTTATTTTTGGTTGCACCGCCCTTTTTCTTTTCTGCCATTTTTACAGAACCTCTCTTTCAACCCAATAATAACACATTCTTGTGTTAATGTCAACACCTTCTTATGTTTTTTGACTATAATTAAGCCTATTATTGGACGGTAAACTTTTTCGTTGCTTTACGCATTGTATATTCTTGTTAGAGCCTTACGAATTATCGAAAAATACGCTTCAGGCAACTGCCATTAAAGTAAACTAATTCGTTTACAAAAGCACTATCAAATAACGTAAATTTACGTTAGAATGCGTAAAAATCAGAAATATCTGATACAAATTATACAAATTGGGCTGTTGACAACTATATACCAAGCGTCTATAATCTAAGACAGCAGAACACACGATGAATCAGCCAACAACGGTAGATTTATCCTTTGTGGCATAAAAAATAGGCCGTCAGCACCACCGACCAAAGTTGCACTGACGACCTATTCCACCACAAAACAGAAGCTGCGCAACCAAGGGCGCAGTCTCGGTTTCCGTCAATTATTATAGCAGAAGCAGACGGTTTCTGCAATAGAAAGGAGCAAAAAACATGAACTTTCCCACGACAACCGAAGAATTTCTGAAAACCCTCTCCAACGGCAAAGAGCCGACCAACGAGGACAGGGAGTACGCAGAAGCGCTGGGCAAGCTGTCCGAACTGAACTATCGGGCAGGGTACGAAGCGGGAGCTGCCAAAAACAACAATTAAATTTTGTGCAAGTCTACAAACTTTTGGATTTTGTACAGATACCAGTACTACATTAAGCGTTTGCGTAATTGACAAACCACAACATATTGCATATACTGGTTGCACCCACATGAAGGGAGGTGAGTTTATGTACAGTCCTTATCTCGAACGGCACAATCACACGTTCACTGTTGCACTGACCGAACGGCAGTTCCAGTGGCTGAAAGCCTATTGCACCGAACACAAGGTCGCACAGGCAGCAGCCATCCGTGACACATTCTTTGAAGTGCATCCAATCCCGGAGACCAATGAAAACGAAAAATGATACGCTCGCTAAAGTTTGCCGACAGCAGCGAACGTATCATGTAAACCCTGAGAGAAGCATTCTCTCGCCGTTATTATAGCAGAAAATCGCTTCTCTCACAAGTGAAAAGGAGCTTTTTAATGCAACTTTCTTTGTCTGAGAACATCAAAATCTTCAACAACGCCGAGTTTGGCGAAATTCGTGCCGCACTTATTGACAACGAACCGTGGTTTGTGCTGAAAGATGTATGTGTAGCATTTGGAGAAACCAATTATCGACGCGTTGCCGCCAGATTAGATGATGAAGAAAAGGGTGTGTCACAAATCAACACCCCCGGCGGCACACAAAGCATGACTGTTGTGAATGAAGCTGGGCTTTATTCTGCGTTGTTTGCAATGCAGCCAGAGAAAGCTCGTGGTGTCAATGAGGAATATATTTCCAATAGACAAGAGCAATTAAAGAAATTCAAGCACTGGGTCACTCACGAAGTCTTGCCGTCCATCCGTAAGCATGGGATGTACATGACCGACAACCTGTTGGAGACGGCTATTGCCAACCCGGACTTTGTGATCGGGCTGATTCAGAACATGAAGGCCGAAAAGGAAAAGAGCGCAGCGTTACAGATGCAGAACAAGCAGCTCTGCGAGAAGAACGAAGAGATGCAGCCTAAGGCAGACTACTTTGACGACCTCGTGGCGTGGAACTTGGCTGTTTGTTTCCGTGGAACGGCAAAGGAACTGCGTATTCCTGAACGCAAGTTCATCCAATCGCTTATTGAAGATGGTTACATTTACCGTGACAAGAACAGAAATCTCCTGCCGAAAGCTGGCAAAGGTGACGAACTGTTTGTCGTTAAGGAATTTCTCAATCGGAAGAATAAGCATGGCGGTTTGCAGACCAGAGTAACGCCGAAAGGCCGTGAGACGTTCCGTCTGCTTTATGCAAGCATCCGTAGAAACGGATAATTGAGGTTTTTCTGAAAAATCCGAAAAACTCACACGGTGAACATTTTTGTTCTCCGTGAAATAGTCCAACAGAAAAGCCAGTGGTTAGAGAACATCTAGCCGCTGGCTTTTTGTGTTATGCGTTAATCTTGAATAGCAACCACTTCATAAGAGCTATAACCAGTAAATCCACTCAATGGATAAAGCTCAAACGATGCTGTTTGGCCCGAAGCAAGGCTGTCCATGATGTAAGTATACTCACCGCCGACAGGAACTTCATTGCCTTCGGTGTCTTTCATCTTGTAAAGGACGACGACCTTGACCGCATTGCTTGTAAACTGACTATTGTTTGTAACCTGTCCAGTGAATCGCAAATCATAGCCGGAACCACGTTTGGAAACGTTTGTAACAGCAAGTTCGCCAGCACGAACAATCTGATTGGCAGGGCTTGCTTCGTGAATGTTCCAATTCTCTGCGCTTGTCGTATACTCAATTCTTGTCGGCTTAACACCATCGGAATCAAAAGCGATATAATCACCATACCAATAAGAATCACCCTCGCCAACCCAGTCCAGCGTTTCAGAATCGGTCTTTAAGACGGAGCCATCTTCGCCGTATACCGTGACATTCAGCGAAACAAAATCAACTGCCCAATCAGTGTTGGGATTTTCAACCAGAACTGCGTAGAACACATAGTATCTCGTTTTGCCGTATTCGTACTTGGTTTCAAGATGGCTATGGGATTCTTTGATCGTTATGGGTTGCACCTGTGTTGCATTGGTCTCTTCCAGCTCAATAGGAGCAGACCATTCATCAGGCTTTTTTGCCGCAATTGCACTGATAGGCATAGTAAAAATCAAAGCTGCGGCAATGATAGCCGAAACAATCTTCTTTTTCATCTTTATGACCCTTCTTTATTCATCCACAAGGTCTGCGTACTTGACTTCGATGCGAGGGAGTTCATCAGTGGTGCTGGTCAATGCTCTGGTGATTTTCTCAAGCCCGGTGAACTCACCGTAGACGTTGATAATATCATCTTCCAAAATCTTCACGGCATCGCCACCGCGCTTATCCAGCATATAATACTCATCATCAGCGTAGAATCCGTATCCGCTGTTATCCGTATAGGTTCTCCATGCTTTTTCGCTGCCGGAGAAGTTTGCGTCAATAATCTGCGAGACCTTTACTTTGACTACAATCTTAGTCCCTTCATACTTTTCAGGATAACGGCACAGTTCCTTATAGTCCACAGTCTGACACTCTGCCTTGTAATCATCCTCACTGATTTCAGGTACAACAGATGCAACGGAAGAAGCAGTGGATGCGCTTGCCTTAGATGTTGATTTACTGCTGCTTGCAGAGCCGTCAGAACTACTACCAGAGCCGCCAATGGCAGACAGGACAATCAGAACAATGATTGCGATGAACCACCAGCGCTTGTAGATGGGCGGCTTGTTCTTGCCGCCACACTGAGGGCAAACCTTTGCACTTGCGGCAATCTCTGCTCCACAGTGCTTGCACGTTGTCATTTTACTTTTAGCCATTGTAGATTCCTCCATTGTCTATTTATATGGCACTTGCAATGCCATGCATCATAAGATATGCGCCACAAGCCATAACAGAAACCGCAATGATTATGCCCCATATTGAAGCGGCAATCTTTTCGTTCTTTTCTCTCTTTTCTTTGTTCTTGTCATTCTTTTGGTTCATTACAGATTCCCCCCCTTCAAGGCTTGTAAGGCAAGTATAGCACAGAACACAGACCCTTTGTAGGGGTCTTTTTGTTTTTGCGGGAAATTTTTGAGATTGACAATGGGGGTGTGGTGATTTTTTTGAGCCTTTTTTATTTTTTCGGTGGTTGAAAGACTGACCGGGCGGGGCTGGGCGGCGGCTGTATACCCCGCCGGTGGATACCCAAGCACCAGCGCACCCGGGCGGATTGCACATCATAAGCAACAGCGCAGGCCGTGCCAGATGTAAGGCAGACCACGCAAGGCACGACACACGCCCGGGCGCTGGAAGTGCTGCACCGGTCTGCACTCGATACCAGACCGCCCACGCCGGTTAGATCAGGACAGCGGCGGGGTGCTGGAGGGCGTGGAGTGTGTCCGAAACTGAGCAGATTTGTACACACTCAAACATGAACGATTTTCAACACAAGAATGTGTGCAAAACCATTGACACGAACACAAGAACGTGTTACTATATAGGCAACACAAGAACGTGTTACACCACCACAAAACAGGAGGGCAAAAACCATGAAACAGACCTATAAATGTAGTGACCTCTATACCGCCACGTTTGAGGACGGCAGCCTAATGACCGGCACTCTTGAGCAAATCTACGCAGCCCAGAACAACCGCAAAATGACCATCAAGCCCGTTGTGTGGCTCTGGTGCAGTGACAGCGGCCTGTATATGGTGGACTACATCTTAGAGGGTGCGGGCTGGACACTGGGCGTATTTGACACGCTGGCAGATGCAGAAAAGGCAGTGGCAGCGTTTAATGCACAGCCCGCAGCAGATGTAGCAGCAATGCTCACGGAGGCCGCTCTAAAACGCTTTACCTGTGAGGTGGAGTGCAAGGCACTGGGCGACGATGGCAAGCAATACGATGCTGTTTGGTGCCCAGATTACGGGCAGATTTATTATATCATCCCGGCAAAAGTTAAGGTGCTGGGCTACATCCCGCAGTATAAGGAGGATTAAACAATGATTACTCTTGACTTTTCCCAATGGTCCGCCCTCTGGTACGTTGGCGGCATGATTTCCGGCGCGTTGGTTATGATCGCATTTCTTAACAGCTAAGGAGGGCTAAAAAATGACGTTGTTCGAAGAAAAGGTGAACGAGTACCGCGAAAACAAGCGGCTTTTGGAAGAGCTTGAAGCGATGAACGAGAGCATTAAAGCAGACATTATTGCAATGATGCAGGGCGCACCGGAAATGGCGCAAGGCACCGCAAAGGCTATCTATAAGGACGTTCAGAGCGTCCGGCTGGATAGCAAGCTTTTGAAGACTCTGCACCCTGATGTGTACGCAGAGTGCAGCAGCAAGACCACATACAAGCGTTTTAGCGTGGTATAAAGAGAGTGGTTATAACATGGATCAGCAAACATTGAATTGTATGTTGCATGTCCTTAACGTGCAACTTGCGCACTGCAAAAATCAGCATAGCGAAGCCCAAGATGCATATTATAGAGGACTCCGCGTAATGGCGGATATCGTCCTATCAAGCGGCTATACTGAAGATAAGTTTGCCATAGTATCTGATGACAACGCAACGCACAAAATTTGGACAAGGGAGGCACAACCGTGATTTTATCCTCAATCTTGTTTTGTTTTTGGTTTTTTTCGGCGCTGTTTAAAGCGTCCAAATAAGAAGCATTTCACCCGGTCAGAAATGGCCGGGCTTTTCTTTTTGCCTTGCATCTGCTGAGGGTGCAGGGCTTTTATTTTTGCCCGGCGGCGTATCAGCCACGCGCAAGCGTTTACAACGGCCTTTTTGCCGTCCATGCAAATTTATACGGCCAAAACGCCAAAGCCGTTTATAGAGCTTTACAGCGGCGTTTCCGTTAATTTGACCCATTCCAGCGCACACAATACAGCAGCCACACAAGCCGCCTATACACCGTCTGCGTCACGTTGGATGGAATACCGTCAAGCGCAGCACCTCCACCGATACCAGATAACACCGCCACGCCGGACGGCTGTGTAGGCCAGCACAGCAGCCTATTATAATAATGTATAGTGGGGGGCTGTGCGCCCTGTTATGGATCCATGCCAAACAGTGCAGCAGATTGCAGACCGTGCCAGCCCGGTGGCGTCTCGATGCTTCCCACGCCCGGCAGAGCAGTCCAGCAGCGAGCGGGCGGAACCACTGGCGGCTTTCCGCCGCTTCTCTTTTCGGGCTTTCGCCCGATAGCTAATAGAGGTCAGCAATAGTCGCAGCGTTCCGGCTGAAATAGTCGAAACAGTTTCTGGAATAGTCGTAGCCGATAGTCGTAAAATAGTCGTAAAGCCGTCAGACGACTAGCTTTTGAAAGTCCTATATATAGTATAGTAACGAGCTGCTCGCTGATAGCCGCAGAGCAATAGTTGTATCATTTTCTTGCGAATCACCGCCAAATAGTCGTGTATTTTTTTGTGAAATAGTCGTTCGCCTTTTAGGAAAAGAAAGATGCGATAGTCGCTAAGCCATCAGACCTCCCCAAAATCAATATGTGTCAAGACATCTGTCAATTTTATTCTCGCTTAGCCATACCAAATTCGTATACCAACCGTACTTATTATAGTATACGCTTATATATCCTAGTAATTATCTAGGGATTATTTTGCTGGAATAGTCGTATCATCCGATTCGGTCTGTTCTTGCTCGATTTAATTCCCAGTAATGTACTATGGTATTCAACTTAATTCATAGCATTCTGCTAGGAATAATCAATGCAACATTTGTACATATCAAACCAACTACAAAATGAAGTCAATTCTCCATGTGAAATAGTCGTAGCTGGTGACGGGTCAGATGCAGTTGTCCTTTACAGGCTAGATGCCGTTACCGTTGAAGGTCACCCGGTCGGCGCGGTGCGCCGGACGATAGAGGGTAACGTAACGTAGAGGTTAGATAGACGGTATGCCCATATTCAGCCAATAGAACTTGCCGGAAGATGATGGTTACGGTCTGACCTGCTGGCTAACGGTATAGCTTTTGGAGATAGAGGGTTGTAGGGGGAAAGAACCTTTGCAAAACACTTGGTTGTCGTTTCCGGTTGTTGCAGTTGTCGCACCATTTTGGCGTGGGGGCCTCAAACAATTTATTTGTTTGAGGGGGGAGTTAAGGGGATTATAGGGGGTAATAGGGGTTGTAGGGGAAAGAGGGGGAAGAAAGGGGGGAAGATTGGTATACCATGATACCAACGCATACCATTCGTATCAACTGGTACGATTCGTATCGCTTGGTATGCAATAATCGCATCCATTTCGTCTCAATCAGCCCTGCGATTAGACGATTCTTCCTCAAATTCAGACCTTGCCGTTTCGCCCTGATAAATAACAAGAGAAAAAAGCACGGAATAGTCGCAGAGGGTAGTTTTACCACCTGACGCCATTCCATGCTTTCTGATACAATAGTTCTGTAGCCGCACGAGCTGAGATTAGATATTCTTGCTCTCTCTTGCCTTGCGCAGTCGTTCTGCTAGTGCTTCACGCTGCTCTTTGCTAATCTCACGAGTGACAGGCGACCGGAACTTCACAAGACGTTTCGGCATCGAATAGATCTTGGATTCCTTGCACCGCTTGGCAGACAGCTCCGCCATGAACTTGTATATGTCGGGGAACTGCTCACAGAGCTTGTCCAGCTTGCGAATGTAAACCGGGTCTGCCGTGTAGATTTCTGCGGTATCTTCCGCTGCGTTGAAGGTGATGATAGTTTCACGTTCGATGTTAGTAAGTGCCATAGTTGTTTTCTCCTTTGCGTTATTTTTGGTTGATTTTCTTTTTTGGGCAAGTTTCCGGCAAATAGTCCATGCAAGCTCGGCATGAAATGGTCTTTCGACAGATCATTCGTTCTGTTCGTTGTTTTTCTTCTTGTTCGCGTCTTTGGCACTCTCGCTTGTATTCTTTTTCGTGCCGTCTATGCGCATTGGCGATGATGATAGCATGGACAGCAGCCATGTTTGGAACCATAGCCTTTTCCTCCTGTATTTTATGTAGTGAAAAATATTTATAGGATTCAGACGATAACTTTATCATCCAAACCCTGTTATCTGTTTTTCTTGTCTATTTTACTGTGACGATATGAGCGCAGAAGCGATGTTACATCCACACGCATTCTTTGAACTGCTGGGTTTCCATCTGGAACGTGATGTCCAGTGACCCTACGTTGCCCTCTTTGTTCTTTTCAAGTGCAAAGTGATAGTGCTCTTCTGGTCTCTTTTGCGTTTTTACTTTTTGTGCCAGTAGGATGATTGCATCTGCGTCCTGCTCGATTTGCCCGGATTCTCGCAAGTCTGCGGCAGTCGGTGGAATGCCCGCTCTTGCTGTCTCTCGATTGAGCTGTGCAAGAGCTACCACCAGCGTTCCTGTGGACTGTGCGAACTCGTGTAGAGCCATGCTGATT